GGATATATCCATTAGTGCCAGCTGATCTTGGTAGTGTCCAAGTACCAGCAATTTGCACCATGCCAGTGCCATTTGGATTAAGTACTAAGTTACCATTTGTATCAGTAGTGCTTAGTGTATTACCAAGTAATTGAGTATTACCAACTAACCACTTGTCAATTGTACCAGTTGAGGAAAGAACTGGAATTGACGATGCGTTAGTAGTAAGAGTACCAGCAGTTGATGCGTCAACTAAACCAGTGTAGTAAGTACCACCGATTACATAGTGGTTAGCAGCATTACCACTTGTTTCTGCGCCTATACCTATGTATAAACGATTACCACCTGAGCCTGCATATGCTGAGTAGGCTAATTCACCAGCTGCAAGAGTGGTAGGATTACCTGCTGTGGACGAACGCTTTATTCTAATTATTGATGCCATTTTTTATTCTCCGATTAAAATTCTCCACCTTCCATATTCTGTCCGTCAAGAACAGTGGAAGATGTCCATTTATTTGTTGATGTTTTATAAACCAGTATAGACCCGTTTACTTTACCATTTGTGATAATATCGACATCGGCGATATTAGAAACTGAATCAACAACAGCAGGTGCAGCTAAATTCGTGGATGAAAGTGTAAGAACACCTTCGGAAACTGCTACCGATAACGCTTGATCTGGGGTAACAACTGCTACTGTATCTACCATTATATTTGTGTAATTTGTTGAGTTATAGTTACAATTCCTTCTACAACTCTAGTTTTTATTCCAGCCCCCGAAGTTATTTCTACGTCATAAAGCCATCGCCCTGCGGGAATAGCTGAAGAAGCTGCAGCGGATAGTTGGAGTCTTACTTTGCCAGTAGTTGCATCATAGATCGATGAAGTAAAAGCATATGCCGTGGAAGAACTGTAGGACTTTCTCATTTGAGAAGCCACAGTGTATCCACTTAAATTTAGTGCTTGTCCGTTAGTTGCGCTAACAGTAATTATGTTACTGTAGTCGCTTCCAGCATCCACAAAAAGATTGCTAATAGTCGCCACTGAAATCCTCCAATTTACTTCTTATTTATTCGTTTTGTAATCTTGTAAAACTAAAAATCCCTCGGGAAGAGGGACTCTTTTGGAGACTCTAGTGATTAAAGTCCTGCTGCATCGAGTCTGGCTTTGAGGGCATCATTCTCGACTTTGAGTTCTTGGATTGCAGCAGTTAGAGTAGCAACTAAGAATGATGTGTCTACTTGTTGATAGACTGGATCCCCATTTTCATCTACTGCATCTTTTTCGCCTGTTACTGCATGAGAACAAACTTCTTGTAATTCATGGGCGATAAAACCTTCTCCATCTGCACCATCAACTTTCCACTTGTATGTGACAGGTTTTAGTGCTTGAACTCTTGCAAGACCACCAGTCATTGGAACAACATTTTGTTTTAATCTGTGGTCAGAAGTTGTATTGAATGATGTTGTTGAACCATTCGTTTGAATAGAACCTGTTCCACCATTACCATTACCAAAACCCCAATGAGTATTAGTAGTCGTACTATATGCATAAGAGTAAGAACCAGCATTAGTATTATTAAGAGACATACCAAAGTTAGATGAAGAAACGGCAGCTGCAAAGTTTTGCATACCAATTCTAATAGTTCCATCATTGGTTACACGCATACGCTCTGATGGAACACTATCTGCAGTGGTACTTCTGGTAGAGAAGAAAATGTCTCCGTATCCTGCTCCTGTTCCACTTATAACATCATATCCAATTACTGCAGCACAAGTATTAGCAACTCCACCACCCAAACCAAAACCAATATTTACTTTACGACCAGTAGTGGCACTTGTTGAAAGTAATAACGATGTATCAGTTAATGAACCAGTTGAAGAATTAGCCCTGTAAATTTCAAGTGATGACGTAGGGCTAGTAGTTGCAATACCTACATTACCAGCAGCGGAAATACGCATACTTTCTTGAAACAAACCAGCATTAGATGAACCTCTATTAAAAGTCATCACTCCATAAGTAGAGGAGTCTGCACCAGTAGCATTAAAACGAGCAACACCAGCACTAACATCCATAATTGCAGCAGATGCTTGGAATGCTGGAGCAGAACTAGTGGCAGAAATACCACCAGCTACTTGTAGAGTATTTGTTGGAGAAGCAGTACCGACACCAACTAATTGACCTGTGCTAACAGTAATCGCAGTAGTGCCAGCAGACTTTAAAGTTAGAGCAGTGGCTGCAGCAGATGTGATAGTGTCAATTGTTGGAGTTGTCAACGTAACACTAGATGCAATTTTAGCAGTAGTGATTGAACCAGCAGCAACGTCTGCTGCTGCGATTGCGCTATCTTCGATGCTTCTAGAATTTATTTTTCTGATTGCCATTTATTTACTCTTTTGTTATTGGACTATTTATTGTTGGCGATTAAGTTGATTGGTATGTTAATTGGAACGGATATGTATATCCTGCTGTCCAAGTAATTGCTCCGTTTGTAGGCGATAATATGTAAATAGTACCTGAATCAACAGGAAAAAATTGATAAGCAAGTCCAGTATTTTGACTTTCTTGACATGCGCCTTGATTTCTATAATAACCAGTAATATTAGATGCAGAAAATGGTAGATTAAGTATTCTTCCACCACCAGATGCAGTTCCAGCCGTTGTAATTCTCACCCATCCATAAATTGTTACAAGACCGCCTATTTTTATATAATAACCACCAGATGTATATGAAGTTAGTGAACCCGAAACCGATGAAAAAGTAGGTGTCCATGCACCTTCTTCATAATCGTCTAGCGTATTTGCATCAGATGAAGCAGATTGAGTAGCAGGGAATTTAATCTGTCCAGTACCAATTAATAAAGGAACACCAGTTTGTGTTGCTCTATTGCTATAAATCTGGATAACACCTTGTGTACCATCATATCCAAGTTCCATACCTGCACCAGATGATGGATTACTCAAAGACTGAACTCTCATACCACCATTGACATCTACTTTAATTCCAGGGCTGGCAGTACCAATACCCACATTCTGTGAAGTATCAATCGTTACTGCAGTAGTTGTACCATTAGTCTGTAGTGTTAATGATGATGGACTCTTAACAATAGGAGTTGTGTAGGATACTGCAGATGTATCACCACCTGGAGTTGTAATGCCAAGAGTTCCGTCTAAAATAATCGCCATCTTATGCTCCTACCTTTGCTTTGAGTGCAGCGATTTCTACTGCTTGTGCGTCAACTATAGTTTTGAGTTCTTGGATTGCAGCAGTTAGTGTGGCTACGAGGAATGATGTGTCCACAGATTGAACCTTAATAGAACCATCCTCATTTAGAGCATCTTTCTCACCAGATACTGCGTCTGGACAATGTTCTTGCAACTCGTGAGCCAAAAATCCATTGGCAGGCTTATTATTATGCTTCCATACAAAATTTACTGGATTCAACTGCATAACTGTCGAAAGACCAGTCGTCATTGGTGACACATCTTTCTTCAATCTGTAGTCTGAAGAAGTCAGGTAGGCTATTGATGAACCACCCCAATAAATTCTTCCTGATTCTGTTTGTGTACCTGAAACTTGTCTTGTGAAATAAACAAGATTTATCGAGCTTGAATTGCTCGTTTCATTTATATGAATACCTTGTGTATTGTTTGTGCCTATGCTAAGGGATTCTTGATATGAATTGGTAGTTCTATTAATTTGTAATTGTCCGCCAGACGAAGCCCCAAGACTTGCTGCGTTAACAAATTGAGCGTGAGGTCTATATGAAGATCCATCCCATGCACCAAATGTTAAAGATCCTCTATATGCAATGTTACCTTCGTTGTTACCGCCTGAATAATTGCATCCCAAATATACACCATATGGATCGGAAGCAGGGGGATTTGCTGATGTACCCACATTATTTCTAAAGTGAGCCCAATTACCGCTACCGCCAGCCATACCACCCCCTACACAAAAAACGGTGGTTGGGGCTGTCTGATCAATACCAACATATCCAGCAGAGGTGATACGCATTCTTTCTGTGTCTTGAGTTGCAAGAATTAAAGATGCGCCTGAGTTTGTTGCCGACAAATACGTGTCTGCTGTGCTTTGAAAAATTGAACAAACAGCAGATTGACCTGTTCTGGTGAAGGTGGCTTGCGTTGAAGATGTTGTTCTAACATCTAATCTTGCCGCAGGACTAGTAGTACCAATACCCACATTCTGTGCGGTATCAATCGTTAACGCAGTAGTACCATTGTTTGTGGCAAGAGCAAGTGCACCAGTAGTGTCACCAGTAATGCTTACTGCAGTATTGGTAGCCGTGCCAGCCGAAATTATACTAGCCATTATTCTGTTCCTTCTGCTGGTTCTGGAGTGTTACCTTCAGCGAGCCATTCTAGGTATGCTTTATAGTCTGAGTTATCATGACTCATTGGAATAAAAGCGCCATCTGATAAACGCTGAACAAATTTTACATCTTTAACTAATTTATACATAGGTTATAACTCCGCTGAAGCAGTAGCGTGAATAAAAGGAGAGTTAGAACCAAAAGCAACTGTGTTACCAGTATTGTCAATTGTTGCATTTCTAGTTCCAGCATTTTGAACACGAGCATTTGATGAAGTTGTGTTTCCGCTGTTTGACCATTGACCGCTTCCAGCGTATGTTCCATATAAAGTAACTGTAGGCGATGCTCTAAGTTCAACAGGGTAACACCATTGACCTTGAGGTTCCCAACTGCTTCCAGATGCTCCACCGAATGCACGAACAGATCCACAAATTGCACCAACTTGATCTGGTATAGTTTGAGCAGGGGCGACAGAAGAGTTAAATGTTTTAACAAAATATCTTTGACATAGTGCTAACTCAGTACCATAAGGTCTGTAATCAAACGATGTTGCGGTACTGCCTACCTCTAATTGCACACCAGTCACATAGAAGGTTGCACCGTTTGTTCCTACTACGGATGTTGCACCTGTGCATGAACCATAATAAGTCCCTGACCAAGAACCAGCAGTTCCACTTAATGTTGAACCAACACCAAGTCCAAACTGGACACCAATTCCAGCGCCATTAGTTCCAGCCCAAGTTCCTGATGTATCGCCAGCAATAGTTACACTAATTGATGTCCATGTATTTGCAGATGAAATTGTGTATGAAAAAGGGTAGTTGCGTGAACCGTTGTAATTAAAAAGAGTCCCGCCAAAAGTGCCTGTTAATGAAGAATAAACTTTAAACGACAAAGTTACTGCTTTGGCATTGGCTGTTCCCCAAGCCAAATCATTTACGTTATATGCTTCAATTTGTTGCCTAATCAGGTATTGTTCAGAAGCCCCCACTGTATAAGCAGAAGAAGATGTTATACCTAAGTAGTTAGTGAATCCTGCTGGTGGTGTGACAGAGCCAGCATTTTGCTGTGCTGTAAATTTACTATTTACAGAAGAAATAATCGCCCATCTATCGACTGTAAAAGGGTTTCCTGTGTTGGCAGTAACACTAGCCCCCGCATTACGCTGGTCAATTACCATCGCACCATTGATGATGCGGTTCTTAAATCCGTAGTAACCAGTAGTTGTACCAGTACCACCTTGTGCTTCAGTAACTGTAGTACCAGATTGTAGTACTGTACCAGAAACTGCAGGTAATGTTAGTGTTGTTGCACCAGAAATCGTAGGTGCTTGTAGGGTTACTGAACCACTTGTATCGCCAGAAATAACTACCGCACTCATAGTATCACCAATCTTTGTCCGCTTGGAACTGTTAGAGTTGCACCTGAAGCAACGGTAATTGGACCAACTGCTTCGGCATTTTTACCAGTAGTAATAGTATAACTACTGTTCATTGTTTTATCATTCTCAACGAATACCTTGTCAGAGCCACCACCTGCAGCTCCACCATAGTTCTTAATTGCGCTGTATATTGTCGCCATTTTTTACCTTACAGTGAGAATACGAGCCAGCCGTTTGTGCTGTTCGAGTAAATTAAATCAAAAGAAGAACCAGCAAGGTTAACTGTTAAGTTGTCTGCGATTCTTTGAATTTTGTGACCATTTCTAGACACTGTTAAATTGTTTGTAGCAAATGTTCCTGCCATATCTATAATACGAATGGTATCACCTAATACTGCAGTTGTTGGTAATGTTAGAGTAATCGCAGCTGAGGTAGTATCTACAAAGTAATAAGAACCAGCAGTAGCAGTTGTTGCACCAGTGATAATCGAGTAAACACCAACTGTGCTACGATTAATTGAAGACGCTAATTTTGCACGAGTAAGCACACCATCACCAACTGTGTCAATAGAAACTTTTTCCTTGACCAGTGTATAAACATCAATTTCAGCACTGGCATCAGGAGCAGTGTTGAAAATAATGTTAGAGCCAGAAACAGAAAAGTGTGTTGTAAGTTTCTGTTGAATACCATCAATGAATACTAGAACACCTGAAGAAACAACTGGTGCATCTGTTAGTGTAAAACTGGTAGTTGTTCCGTCACCAGTAAACGATTGTGTAGTTGTTTCTTGTCCAGCAGTACGAGCAACTGTTAATTGACGACCGAGATAGACAATGATTAATGTTGTGCCAGTTACTGGTGCTTCAGAGAAAACAATGCTTGTACCACCACCTGATAAAGCATATGCCACACCTGGAGTTTGATATACACCACCGTAAAATACCATGATGGCTGGAGCTGCACCAACGGCATAAGTCAGAGTGAATGTAGTTGTGCTACTGTCTGGAGTTAGCGTTTGTAACTCGTAGGCGCCATAGATGGGATCTCTTCCAATATACATAGGTTATTCTCTGTGATGTTCTCTGTTATTTATTCGTCTGCAGGAAGCGGAGTATTACCTGCTTCTAACCATTTTAGATATTCTTGGTAGTCTCTATTATCTGGATCGAATGGAATCCATCCACCAGTTTCTCTGATAACATAATCTAAGATAATTCCAGCAGGTGATTTTACTTGTTTATACATTTTTATAACTCCGCATCGCATGTAACAGTAACGAACATATTTGACCCACCATTAGTGCTTGAATTATTTGCAGCTATTGAAACTGTATTAGCATTGGTTCCACCTTGATAAGTGGTGATATCAGCTGCACCATCTTGATATCGTAATTTATTTGCTGCTCCTGTAGCTGTACTATAACACACAACCGTAGGAGTTCCTCTCATTGTAACTTTATAATGTAAAATAAATCCATTGTATAAAGCTGTAGATGGGTTTGTGAATGTTACTGATGGGTAATATCCATAATATCTCTGACACAATTCTAACTCAGTACCATATGGACGACGCTCAAATGCAGTCGCAGCAGTACCAACTTCTAACTGTACACCAGTAATATAGAAAGTTGCTCCGTTTGTTCCAGCAATATTTACTGATCCTGTTGGAGCACCATAAACTCCAGAAACCCATGCACCCGCAGTAGTAGTATATGTAGAACCAATACCCAAAGAAAAACGCAATTGTAAACCAATACCATTAGTTGTTAACCAAGTACCTGATGTGTCACCAGCAATAGTAATTGTTTTATATTCCCAAGTATTTGCAGAATTAATAGTATATGAGAATGGATATGAACGAGCATTACCATCATTTAAAAGTGCTCCTCCATGATTTCCTATAAGACTTGAGCGTACCCAAAATGATACAGTAATTGATTTAGCAGTGGATTTACCCCAATCTAAATCAGAAATATTAGTTCCTTCGATTGTCTGTAATACTTGATAATAATCACCAGCTGCAAGACTTGTAGCTGCTAATGAAGTTAAACCAAGATAATTAGTAAAGCCAGGTGGTGGAGTAACAGAACCAGCATTCTGTTGCACAGAAAATTTAGAACTTGCCACATTTAATGTAGCCCATCTGTCTAATGTATATACAGAAGAACTAGCTACTGTAACACTACCTCCAGCATTTCTTTGGTCAATCATCATCGCACCATTAATGATACGATTGCGGAAGAACAACGAATTTGTTGTGTCGATATTACTGGTAGTAATTTGTGTTAATGGCATTTCTTAGACCTTAGGATATTTGTCTTTAACTGCTTGAATCTGTGCTTTCCATGCATCAATACCTTCATGGAAAATTGTATCAAACTGGTCTGCGTAGGATGGGTATTCTGCAGCACGAAGTCTTTGATATTGTTTAGTATTATACTCAGCTTGAAGACGGATAATTTCTGCTTCAATTTCTGCTTGTGTTGGTTGAGTTTGAACTGTATCAATCCAATTAATACTTTCATCTGAACCTACCGTATACAAAGATAGTGGGCGCAAAGAACTTATTGCTTCAGCGATTAAATGTCCTCTAATTTGTGATTTCACGATGCAATCTCCAATGCATGAATTGATGCTGAGTACCAACCCCAAGTTATGCCAGATGCTGCACCTGAAGTTGTGTGGTCAACCCATAAATCATATGTTATAGCCGATGTTGTTGAAGGAGAATCGATATATGCAAATGAATTATAATTTCTAGCACCTGTTGTTTGTTGATAACCAGCAGCGTTCATAAATCCTCGTATATTTGTTGTATTTTTTCTTAATTGTCCAAAAATATAATTGCCAGCAGAACCACCATTTCTTTCACCTTCAACGCTACCAAAAAGAAGTATTCTTGATGAAGCACTTGATGGTGTTATACTTAAAGATGTTAAAACAGCGTTTGCAGTTGTAGATGAAAGATTGATAGGCTGAGATGAAACTACTTGAATCACAGATCCAGCAGGAACTTGACCAACAGTAATGGCTCTAGCACCAATATTTGCAACAGCTGCACCAGTGGCTAGTTTTGCACCAGTCACAGAAGCGTCATTAATCTTTGCAGTAGTAACTGCACCATCAGCAATAATACCAGTAACAACAGAGCCAGCACTTGGAGCATAACTCATGGCAACTGCAGAGAGTGTACGGATTTCGATGCTATCACCAAGTGCAGGTGCAGCAACAAAGATAATATTTGAACCATCAGTAGAGTATGCAGCGTCTTGCTGAGTCACACCATTGATAGTTGCGATAATTGATGTCTCATTGGCAACTGGACCAGGAAGAGCATATGTTGTGGTTGAACCATTACCAGTGTATGTAGATCTTAATACACTGGATGTAGTTTCAGTTGGTTTTACACGACCTAAGTAAGCCATTTGTTATTCCTGTGGTTCGTCTGCTGGTTGTGGAGTGTTACCTTCAGCAACCCATTTTAGATATTCTTGATAGTCTGTATTATCTTCAGCAAATGGAATACTCAATATATTATCTTTTACAACAGAATCGTTTTCTTTAGTTAATTTATACATTTTTATAACTCCGCACTAATGGAAAATAAATCGCCATTTTCTGACGAAGTAGTAAACCCAATACCTGCTACCGAACTAGTTGCCCCAACCGAGCCAAATCCATTTATTTTAATATATCCACCATTTGAGCTACCTGCTGTACTACCCACACCTGGAGATGAAGCATCTCTGTCGGAAGTACCAAATTGTCTAACACGAATATTTGAAGTCCAATACAGACCAATTGATGGTTGCGCTCGTTTAGTGACTTTATAAACTAAGTTCATAACATATGTTGAACCAGATTCAAAAATAGCAATATTACCAAAACCAGTTAGTTCGTAGTATCTTTGGCACATCAATAGTTCTTTACTATAAGAACGAAGTTCAAATGATGTTGGTACAGTACCAGCTTCTAACTGGACACCAGTAAGATACATAGTAGCACCAGATGTTGAAGAAAGCGTTTGTACACCAGAAACACCATATATACCACCAGTACCAGTTTGCCAACTTCCAGCTGTAATGCATTGTCCAGATCCACTACCTGTGTTAAATATAACTCTCATTCCAATACCATTATCAATTACCCAAGTGCCAGTTGTATCTCCAGGAATTGTTGCTGTTTTATATTCCCAAGTATTTGCTGAATTGATAGTATAAGTAAAACCATACGCTCTAGTTATACCATTATTAGTCACAACACCACCATATGTACCAGTCACGCTTTGATTAACCCAGAATGATAATGTAATTGTTTTTGCATTGGCAGTACCAAAACATAAATCTGCAATATTGTTACCTTCTATTCTTTGTTGTAACACATGAATTGAGCCACTAGAAGGTGTATTGGCACCAGTAGAAGTTAGTTTTAGACATTGAGCAAAACCTTGGTTGACTGGAGCATTACCAGAATTTTGTTGTACAGATACCCATGCACCAGAACTACCGATTGCAATTTGCCATCTGTCTACAGTATATTGGTCACCAGATGGTGTGACACTTCCACCAGCATTGCGCTGATCGATAACCATTGCACCATTAATAATCTTATTGCGGAAGGTTCCATTATTAGAACCTATTTGCGCTAATGTGACTGCTTGTGTCATTATTCTGTTCCCTTAGGATACTTGTTCTTTACTGCTTGTACTTTTGCAAGCATTTCGGCAGCTGCATCGCCACCTTTCCATAGTGCATCTAATTGATCACCGATGGTAGGATATTCTGACGCACGCTTGGCTACATATGCTTTGGGGTCAACCCATGCGTTAACTGCCAACATATCAATAGTTACTTTGTTGCCGTCTTTATCAAAAGCGCCAGTGCCGTCATCAATAGTGACAACATTTGTGTAAAGAGCATAAATTGCTTTGTGGTTCATGCCGCAATCTCCATAGCTGTAATTGTTGATGCTGTTCTTGCATATGTTGTGCTGTCTGTGTCTGTTGAAGACCTATTAACATGAACTGTGTTTCCGCCATTTACATAAATTTGTAATTTATAAGTTGTTGAAGATGTAGTTGCTGGTGAATCTAAAAAACAAAATGCTTGAGGAGCACCTCTATCATTTGCATAAACTGCAGCGGTAGAAGTTAAAGTACGGCTTCCCGCAGTTGCTCCAGCACCAATAACAGTAGAGCCTCTTAATAATGCAATACCAAGTGCTTCATCATTTCCAGGACCAATTTCTCCAATAAAATACTGCACTAAAATTTTACTTGTTGCACTTGTGGGAGTAATACTTACAGACATTCCAGTTATATCAGTTAAAGAGCCTGATGTTGTTGAAAAAGTATCTGTTTTAACAGTTTGCACCACCTGCAACACAGACCCCGTAGGCAATGTGCCTCTTGGTATGGTTTGTGTTCCTGTCAACTTACTTGCAGAAACTGAAGCAATTAAACTATCACCAACAGCACCATTGGTATTGGCAATCGCATTATTAAATGTTGTGATCAAGAATCCTTCAAAGCGAACATAGTCACCAGCTGCACAGGCATTTGCCAATACTACGCTAGTACCATTTGTTGCTGTGAAGTCTGCAGATCCTAACTTAACACCATTGCGATACACATCAATGTATCCAGCAGTGTAACTAGCAGGAGAGAAAGTAGTCTGTCCTGCAGTCGCTGTAAATTCTGTGATTGTTCTGTATGATGGTTGAACAACTGTATCTGGCTGAACACCAAGATGTAACACTTCAATATTGTTTGTGCCAGTTGGAGGTGCAGCAGAGAATGTTAGAGTTGTTCCAGAAACACCGTATGTGGATGCTGCCTGTTTAACACCAGAAATAGTGATGATAACAGAAGAAGCAGATACTGGTGCTCTTGAAAGAGTGAATGCTACAGTCGTGTTGTTACCACTGAAGTAATCAGTTAGGTAAGACGCTGAGAGTGGTTGATTGCCTAAGTACATATACTTATTTATTCCTCTGCTGGGAGTGGTGTATTACCTTCTGCAACCCACTTTAGGTATTCTTGGTAGTCTGTGTTGTTAGGGTCAAAAGGAATAGATGCGCCATCAGACAAACGAATTACTGATACTATCTTCATATTTTCCATAAAAGATTTAGATTGTTTATACATTCATGTCTCCTAAAGTTCTGCGCTTAAAGTAACAAATGCAGCACCATTATTATTCGCATTCCATAACGCACAAATACCAGCACCAATAGTTGCTGATGTTGACATTTCAACCCCAGACGAATCAAGACCGTCATACGTTGCAGTTATCGCAGTTATTGAGGCTTGACTAGGAAAATTAACTCCTGTATTAGATTGCACGGTTGTAGGGGCTGAACGCATTGTTGTTGGGTATTTAAGATAAGCATAAACACTTGATGCACCGTTTCCTCTAGCAACACCAAATGCTGTATATGCTGCACCAGCAGCACTCAATTTAGCAAAATACCTCTGACATAACTGCAACTCAGTCCCATAAGGTCTGTAATCAAACGATGTTGCGGTACTGCCTTTTTCTAGTTGCACACCAGTAATGTAGAAGGTTGCTCCGTTTGTGCCAGCCACATTAGTAGCACCTGTAGCACAAACAAAAAGCGAACTTGTCCACGCACCAGCAGTTCCACTATAAGTAGAACCAACACCAAGACCTATGCTTAATTCAATGCCAATACCATTGGTAGTCAACCAAGTTCCTGATGTATCACCAGCAATGGTTACTGACTTTTGTTCCCAAGTGTTTGCAGAAGAAATTGTGTAAGTAAAAGGGTAATTTCTGCTTTCACCCGAATTGGAAATTGCACCACCAAAAGTACCAGTTAAAGAACTACGCACCCAAAAACTGAGGGTGATGGTTTTGGCTGATGCTGTTCCAAAAGCGAGGTCTGCCGTATTAAAGCCTTCCACCATTTGACGCAAAATAAAATAGTCAGTTGAGCCTAATGATGTTGCCGCTAAAGAAGTAAACCCAATATAGTTTGTAAATCCTGCGGGTGGAGTTACAGAACCAGCGTTTTGTTGAACGCTAAATTTAGAATTTTGTGAATATGTGTAAACCCATCTATCCAATGTATAAGTTGGATTAGAAGCTGGAGTAACACTAGCCCCCGCATTACGCTGGTCAATCACCATCGCACCATTAATGATGCGGTTTTTCATACCGTATGTCTGGGTACTATCTGCTAAAATTCCACTCTGAACTTGAGTAAGAGCCATGTCTTATCCTTAAGTGATCTGCATTACTGAAACAAAACCAGAAAGAGCATTTGACGCAGATGCAGTCAAACTGATCTTGTCGCCAGTTTCTAGATTGATTGGCTTATCAAAAATCAATGTTGAACCTGCTGGCACTGGAACTAGGTATGCCAGTTTGTAGTATGTAGTTGCAGCACTTTTGTACACTTCAATAGTAATAGTTGCGCTGTTTGTTCCATCGATATTGGCGATAGTAAGATTGTGCACCACACTTGTAGTTGACGCTGGTGCAGTATAAAGATCTGTTCTACTAGTAGTTGACAGAGTAGTTGCAGCTGATTTGAATGCGGATGCCATTTAATTTTCCTTGATTAAGAGAACACTAGAGAGTAAGCAAGTGAACCATCAAGCACGTTGCTGGTTACATCTACTGAATCTACTGTGCCGTCTAGAATGTCTGAACTGGTAACTGCACCAGTTGCAATTTTTGCTGTTGTGATGGCATCATTGGCAATCTTTGGTGTAGTGACTGCCAAGTCTTTAATGCCATCAGTTTCTATTCTTGTGAGTGCCATGTTTAACCTCTTTGTTTATTTATTCGTCTATGGAGATTGCTCTTAATTGTTCTAGTGTAGTAGCTGCATCTGCGAATTTTGTAATATCTCTAAGTCTTTGTTTCTCAGCAACGATTGAAGAAGTATCAGCACCAGTCTCAAGTGCTCTTTGGAACGCTACATCTTGTATTTGTAATAGTGGAGTTCTTGCAAATCTTAATTCTTCTTTTTTAATTTCTTTAGCAGCATCTAAATTAACAGAAACTACACCATCAACTAGTCTCCAAGCATTAAAAAAATCATGATCTGTTGGTAGTGTAGAATCATCAACGATAATAGCATGATCAGGACAGTCTTTAGCCAACACATCTTCAATTATGTGGGTTTCTAAAAATTCTGGCGCAGGAAAAGTTATGCTTACATTTCCGTTTTCGTTTGTATAAATAATTACTTTTTCCATGTCTGTCTCTTATCTAAAAATTGCTAAATAAACATTGTCTGGGTCTTCATATCCAGCACTAGCGGTAGCTGTATTAACTCTGAATGAAGAAGTAGTTGGAGTAGCATCATATTTTACGTGAACATCTCTAGCATTATTTCCAGCTTGTCCTGTTGTTGGCTTTAAGCAGCCAGTGATTGCGTATGTTGCATCTGGCATAGCTGTTGTTAAATTAATTGTGTAATCACCTGTTGCATTCCTAGTAACAGAACTTACGTTTCCACTTCCGTTAATTGAACCACTTGATCCAGTAAAGTTTACCCAAGCACGACAGAAATAAGCTGGATATAAAGTACCATTACCTACTGCACTTGTAGATTGAATAGCACCGTTGTTGTCATAATAGAGCCTTGGGCTGCCGTCACCATCTGATATTACAATGCGGTTACTTGATGTGCGAATATCTAAGCCACTACCATTTCCTGTGTAAGCACCAATAATAGTGTTGGCACCTCCAGTAGTTACAGCAGAACCAGAGCCAGCAGTACCGCCAGATTGAAATGAACCAATAAAGGTATTGCGTGTTCCTGTGGTTAAACTGTATCCTGCATAAGCACCAACAGCAGTGTTATAACCAGTAGTTGTAGCAGCATTAGATGTATAACCAGCACCATAACCAATAAAGGTGTTATTTGTTCCAAGTACGCTTGTATACCCCGCTTGATAACCTACTGCTGTGTTTTGAGAGGCTGTGGTGTTGGCTTGTAAAGATTGATAACCAACTGCTGTATTGTATCCACCGCTTGTGTTTGATGTTAAAGAATAGTTACCTAGCGCAACATCATAACTACCGCTAGTATTAGCACTTAAAGTTCCTACACCAAATGCACTATTACCACCACCAGTTGCGCTTCCGTTGGTTCCTACAAAAGAATTTTTACCAACAGCAGTATTTTCAAGCCCTGATGTTTGCCACAAACCTGAACTTACGCCAATAAATGTATTATCTCTGCCTGCAACACTATAACCAGCTTGATTTCCAACAGCAGTAATTCCAGAAGCAGTTGTATTTGAGTAACCAGCTTGATAACCCACTGCTGTGTTATTAGATGCTGTGGTGTTTCCAGCAAGTGCTTGTTTACCAACTGCAGTATTTTGCCCACCAGTTGTATTTGTATATAATGCTAATCTACCAATTGCAACCGATTCTGCACCAGTTGTATTATTTGTTAAAGAACCATGACCAACTGCAGTATTTTCACTGGCAGTTGTATTTTTCTGTAGTGCTGTATATCCGATGGCTACGTTTTGAGCACCGCTAGAGTTTGTATCTAGAGCAGATGCACCTAATGTAGTATTACTTGAAACTGCACCAGCACCAAGACCAACTCTTACCGTATTGACAGTAAAATCAACACCAGTCTGCAGTTTAGCAGGTGTAATAGCACCATCAGCTACCTCAGCAGCAACAACGCTTCCGTCTAGGATTGCTCTTGAATTTATTCTTGATATTGCCATCTTTGGTCTCTGTGGTTTCTAGTTCTAACTATTTATACGCTTGGTGTAGCATTTGCAGCTACTTGTGCTTCGTATGCAGCGATAACTTCAGCAGTCCATGCAGCTGCAGCAATTGCTTGTACATTCGCAGGCATTGCAGAAACATCACTGTTCGGTGCAAAACTCCAACGATGATAAGAAGAAGATAATTGCTTACCATCTTCCATAATTCTTGTTACTTCACGAACTTGTAGAGTACCGTTTTCCACTACTTCTACTTTGTCGATTACTTGTTCTTTTGTTAAAGCCATTTTGATTTCTCCTGTTGTTAAAAAGTCCGACTAACCTAATATGGGTTAGTTAATTTAAATTACGTATTATAAACAACTGTTCCTGATACACCGTATATAGATCCATTTGATACTCCTCTACCACCATTGTAAAAGAATAAATCCATAGTTGCTGCACCAGTACTCATTACACATTGTACGGAATTTCCAGTATTATACCATTCTCTTGAATGAGTTCCACCGTAGTTAATTGTAGATACATTAAATGGAAGTCCACCAATTTGCCCTAAAGATGTTCCAGAGGCAGTCCAATTAATTTGAAAAGTAGCAGTTACTAATCTACCAACTTTTGTGTATTGACCACTTTGACTAGAAATTGTTCCTGCATTATATGTCATTGTAAAAGTACCTTCTTCATAATCATCTAGCGTGTTTGGATCAGTAGAAGCGACTTGAGTTGCAGGGAATGCGATACCGATACCACTAGATGGTGTTGCACCACCAACACCGACACCATAAGGATTTATTGTTGTACCAGCATCCCATGTAATACCATTACCAGCAGAACCTGTTGCTGCTGAAGCATTGAAAGTATGAGCACCAGCATATTGATAATATAAAGTTGCCTTATCGCCACTAGTAAGATATTTCCAACCACTATTTAAGTAAGCGTTGGATGTAACTTCTGCAGTTTTAGCACCTGTTTGACCACTAAAAGCACCAGCTAAACCAATTTGAAGTGCTTTACTCGTACCCCATGTAGCTGGAGTTGCACCAATACCAATTTGACCAGCAGTATCAATAATTGCTGCATCAGTTGCACCACTATTTACAACAAAGTGAATAGCATTTGAACCGTAAGTACCGATGGCTAGATCAGTTGATGCTGATGCCAAGTAAGTATATCCAGCCTGACTAAATGAGCCAGTGCCAGTAAATCCAGATGAGTTAATACCAAACTCACCATAGTTAGTAGTTGTTGTGCCATTGTTATTTGACACATTGAAGTTTGTGGATGATGTAGAACCAGAGTTAGTATTCTGTAAAATAATCTGATTATATCCAGCAACACTTGAAGCAAATCCAGCAAGGATACCAGTATCAGTATAACCAATAGTACCAACTTGTAGTGTACCTTTAAATGTCACTGGAGTAACACCAACACCTAGATTGCTCGAAGTATTCCATAGTGGAGCACCAGAACTTAACTTGGCTGGAGTAACTGAACCATCAACTAGACCAGTTCTAGATGCAGTGCTAAATCCAAGATGAATAATTGTAATTGCTGAGCCAGAATCTGGAGCAGCAGTAAATGTTACTGTATTTGAAGACAGTGTATAGTTTGTAGTAACTGTTTGGAAAATACCATCAACAGAAACTAGAATCGCATTTCCAGATGCAGGAATTGCTGAAAGATTAAATGCAGTTGTAGAACCATCACCAGTAAATGTATCAACAGTAAAGTTTCTTAGATTGTCTGCCAACTGAGTAGCTGAAACTGATGCTGCAGCTGGAACTAGATTATAAGTTGCATTACCTTCATGCACAACATAAAGGAATGCACCAGATGCTGGGATTTCTGAGAATAAAATGCCAGAACCTGTATTTGTGCTAACAACAGCAGAAGTTCCACTTGCAGAAGAAGAACCACCAGTAATCGTCTCACCACTAGCAAATGTACCAGTAAGTCCACGAACAACGATGCTTCCAAGATTGACTTTTAAGACAGTACCAGTTGCAGAACTGGTTCCACCAGTAACTGTTTCGTTCTTTGTAAATGTGCCAGTAACAGCAGTAAAAGTTAGTGTTGTAGTATCAACAACAGTGAATGCTTCAACTGGTTGTTGTGGCACGTTATCAAGAACAATTGTTACACCTGATTCAAAAGAACCTGGAACAGATTGTGATAATGGGAAGCAAATCTGTGTGCCGTCTGCCGTGAACTCATCACGTGGGCGAACTCCAGATGCTTGATATGCTGGTGGTGATCCGATATATGCCATTGATTTACTCTTCTGTTATTCTTTATTTATTCGTCAGCAGGTTCTGGAGTATTACCTTCAGCAAGCCACTTTAAGTATTCTTGGTAGTCTGTGTTGTCTGGATTAAAAGGAATAGATGCACCATCAGATAAACGAAAAACTGCCGTTACATCACCTCTTATTGATTTTAATAATTTATACATTTATAACTCCGCAGATGCTGTATAGTAAAATTGATAATATGTTCCAGCAGTAAATCCACTAGATGCATTTGACACATATCTAAATCCTTCTATTCCTGGTTCTGGACAAGTAGCTGTTCCAGTAGTATTAACGCCATCAGTAAATCTATTAGTTGCATTAATTGTGCCGTCTTGTCTATAGATGGTAATAGTTGGTTGTGTTCTCATTGATACTTTATGTGAAGCCCACCCCGCTATTACAGATGTAGTAACTGCGTTCCACGCAATTAAACCTTGTCCTTCACCAGCAGTAACGGCAGCTGCCCAACTTTGACTTTTTGTAAAATATCTTTGACACAAATCCAACTCAGTCCCAAAAGGTCTGTAATCAAACGATGTTGCGGTACTGCCTTTTTCTAGTTGTACGCCTGTTACATACCAAGTAGCGCCATTAGTTGCCACAAGGTTTGTTTGCCCAGTAACCCCCAAAATAACACTACTTGTCCATGCGCCAGCAGTTCCTAAATAAGTTGAACCAGCACCAGCAGAGCAAAACATAACTCTTATGCCAGTAGAATTATCAGTTGACCATGTTCCAGAAGTATCTCCAGTAATAGTTATTGTTTTGTATTCAAATGTGTTAGCAGATGAAATGGTATAACTAAATGGATAAAATCTATTTGCCGAACCATTGTATATAGCACCCCCAAATGTGCCAGTCAAACTGCAACGAACCCAAAATGATAAAGTAACTGAAGAAGCAGAAGCAGTACCCCAGTTGAAATCTGCGATATTGTATCCTTCAATCGGTTGACTTAATTGAAAATTATCTCCCGCCAACAAACTATACGCAGAAGTTGAAGTTATTAATAATGAATTTCTAAAACCTGTAGGTGCGGTTGTAGATTGTTGAATGGTGTATTTTCCTGTTTGACTTAATCCCCCTTGCCATCTATCTAATGTGGTTTGTGCGTTAACTGGAGTTACACTAGCCCCCGCATTACGCTGGTCAATCACCATCGCACCATTGATGATGCGGTTACGCATACCAAACTCGGCACCACTATTAGCCATCTTGGCTGGAGTGATTGCATTAGAAGCAATATCACCAGCAACGATTGTTCTGTATGTTACTGTTTTGGCAGAAAGATCTAGTGTGTTGGATAACTCAGTGCTATCAACACTTCCTGTACCTAGATTAGCTGGTCCTTTTTGAATCGGCATGATCAGACATCTTCCAAAATGCTGGCTATAATGTCTAATGACGAAGCCGTTGATGAAACAACTTTAAGAGCATCTGTATTTGACAGAACGATTTTCTGTCCAGCAATAATCTGTAGTGAACCACCAACAGGAACTGGAGCACCCTTAACGATGTAGTAGTTTGCTGAACTAGAAGTAATATAAGCATCAACAGTAACACCAGCGTTTGTGGTATTACAAACGTCTAGTTCGATGCAGATTGAGTTTTTACTAGATGGTGCAGTATACACAGTAACAGCGGAAGTTCCGACGTTTCGTGCTAGTGCATTCTTAAAAGTGTTCGCCATGTTTTTTATCCTAATGCGATTGAAATTGCAATTGAAAAGTTTCGTCCGCCATTTACAGCGTCCACAATAGTTGTTTCTCCACCAGCCAACGTGGCTAGATCGCCAACATTCACCACATTCTGGTTAGATTGTGTAATAACCGAATTGGTCTTAACTCGCCACTGGTCAAAGGAGTCAGTTTGCGGTACGGTAGTAACTGGAGTTTGGAGTGCCATTATTGTTTATTTATAAGAATTTGAAGCATGTGTTTAATCTCAGAAATCTCAGACTTAACATCCTGTAATTCTTTACCTTGTCTCTCTAGTTCTTGTTTTTGAACCCTAGCTGCATCTCTTCGAGCAACATAAGCCCCATATTCTTTACTATTATTATTTAGGATAGCTTGGTTTGATGTATCTCGAAATAAACCATCCATCCCCTTTACCTTTAAAAATTCCATGTTATGCACAGGCGATTACACGGAGATCTTTAAGTCTCGGCACTTCAGCAGAAACTGTGGATCTGAATACGATCTTCACCGTAATTGCATCAAACTGAGTCAGATTTTTCGCAGAATACTGAACATCATAGAATGACTCTGGGAAGGTAGTCTTAGGAATCACGGCATCTGGGCTAATCAATGTATATGGAACTGTATTGAAGTCAATATTAGAACCAACATTGTTTAACTTGTAGTAAACATCCACAGAAGCATTTGTAGGAAGATTAATCGCAAAACGAATCTTTAGATAAGAAGATGGGTTTGCAAGGTTAATTCTACGTGTTACATATTTGCTATGTTGTGAACCATTTACAGGTGCGATTTCATCAAAGAATTTATCCAGTGAAACCACTGTAATTGTACCTGCTGTTCCAGAACCAGCTGCACGAGCAGTAAATGTACTATTCAATGTGACAGTGGCTCCATCAACAGATGTTCCAGTTACAAGGAATGTTCCATTATTACCAGCATCTGCAGCACCAGAGATAGTCACGTAACGACCAACACCGATAGTTAGTAAGTCTAACTTAGTAGTGGCATCTGCTGTGGAGATACCAGTTGTCGTAAAGGCAATGGTAGTCTTTGCAGAAGTCGCTGTTCTATTATCTATTGGAGAAATATTAGTATTTGTCTGAGTCGCATTATTAATTTTGTTATGGATACAGATCAATGAAGTTCTGTGAGTATCAATCACAGGAGATACTGAATCATTTGTAGTGGAGATCTGTGCAGAGAATGTTAAAGATTTATCACCACTTAAGAAATTTGATTCATTTACGTCAGAACCAATAACTCTTGGAGAATCATATACATTTGATTGATTAATCATTACTGCATCCCCAGAAGTCTGTTTGATATATGGTACTTCAATACCATCAACAGAACGACCAGTTGTAGACTTAATGCTATAATCAACATTAGTCTGTGAGAATGATTGAACTTGAACGATTGGTTGAACAACATCAAACTGCACGTTATCAGTCGCTTCAACTCCAACACCACCAACGAAACCAGTAGCATTCGCATTATTGGTAACAGTGAATGTGTAAGAATCTAAATCAATATCAGAAATGGTTTGTGTGCCGTTTAACTGGCTGCTTGGAATATTATTGTATGTTCCAGTTGCAACATTTTGAATACGAACCTTAGATCCAGGGAACATATCATGGTCAGGATGATAAACACGAACTTTGTTTGAACCAGAAGTTACTTGGAATGGATCGTTCTGCAGTACATTATTTGGCAAACTATCATTAACGAAATCTACTTGACCGATAACATTAGTTGAGAACTGTGCACGGTAAATCGTAAACATCAAGTCTTGTGTTTGATCCGCAGTCCAAGTAGAAGCGTTTTGTGACTTGAAGAATACACCAGCGTATGGTTGCTCAGAAATAAAGCGATCTGTGCCTGCTTGTTTATCGCCCAACTGAGAAATCCAGCAACGATAGTTGTTAGAATCAGAAGACAATACGATACAATATTCAGTCGCATCATTGACAAAAACTGGAGATGGGAATGTGAAACGAGTAGGTGTATCTGGAGCACGATAAGTTGCACCCTCAACAGTAACGCTATTGTCTGACAGATAAACTTTATCTGGGTTCAAAGCCATCTTAGAGAATGGAAGAACTTTTTTACCTGGATAGCCGTTGACAACTTCACGGATCTCAATATTCACAGGAATATTATCATCTTTAGTAGCAAAGAAAATATCAATACCTGTTAAGAATGCTCCACCCTTTTGTTGTACCAAGAATGTTTGTGCCAATGGGTCATACCAACCAGTATCACCAACAACACGCTCTGATGTTTCTGTGATAGTGGTAGTTGCATTAACAACTTCTTGTGCAATCGTTGCATTACGAACAGCATTAAATGTCGCCTGTTTCGTTTCAAGAATACCCTGTGCACGATACTGAACGCTACCAGCTGAAGTGTAATCACCAGCATTTGCAGAACTATCAGTGATACGGAGTTCTTTGATACCTGTACGGAATCTTAATGCATCTGTATTTGGAATAGTGAATAATCCATATACGTCACCATTAAAGTTAGAGATTACATCATCACCTTGTACTTTAACAGTTACAGAAGAATTGATTGTTCCACGAGCACCAGAGATAGAACCAGTCATAATTTCACCAGACTGGAATGTTCCCTTGATGTTTAGAACATAAATCGCTTTAGTTCCAGTAGAAGTAATTTCGTATCCAACACAAACTGCAGTAGCACCAGAAGTTAAACCAGTAATAACATCACCACGATTTAATGCTGGTTGTGTATCTTTAGTCGGATCACCAGAAATACGACGAGCAGTTTCAGTTGAGTTAGAACCCACGTTTGAGTATCTATCAAATTCAGAACCAAAACCAGAAATCGCATCGAATGGAATTCTAGTGGCTGGTTGGATATAAGAATTAACACCAATGCTGTCAAAGAAAGAATATAGTTTAGTCTTTGGTTTAAAACCTTTGGCTTGAATCAATACACCACGTGAACGAATAAATGGGATAACTGCAGTTGAAAGAACTTTATCTTCAACCAGTTGTCTATCAATTTGAGCAACAACGCTAGTTTTAAGACCAGTTCTTGCAAGACCAACTTCACGTGCAGTAGTTTGAGTTGTAACAACACGATGTGCCCAACCAGATCCTGATTCAACATTACCAAACAAGGCATTCATCTGGTCGCCACCAAACTCAGCACCAGCAACACCTGCGCCACGTTTGTCACCGACATATGTACGTGTTGAAATTCTTGCAGCACCAGTCCATTGAGTTTGCCATGCATTCCAAACTGTACCAAGAACACCAGACTTTTCTAGTGCACTGTAAACAGCATTGAAGTTACCTTCTACGTTATTCACGATATCTGGACGACGTTCAACTTCAAACCACTCATCAGAAGATGGGTTTAGATTAATGTTACCGATAAATGTAAAGATCGCAAATGGATTAATGTTCTCAACACGGGATGCAACATTCTGTTTAATAAAAGAAATATTGGTGTATGGCAATGTGATAACATCACCAGTCAAAGCGTAGTTACTTGCAGTACGCTGAGCAGATGTAGAATTCTTTTCGATTAAATTGACATTGTCCATACGATAGAATGGACGGAGTTCTTTATTCTCCATGTCAATAGCACAGCTGTAATCTGTATTGGAAGCATCACCAACACCAGATCCAGAGAACGAGTCAACAATAAAACCATTCTTGAAACGATCTAATCCTTGGTCGTCTGGAATAGTTAAACTTACAGTTTCTTGTTCTAGTAAAGATAAAGAAGTGTAATATTCAAGTGTATCAATACGCTTTTCAAGAGAACCAATATCACGCATTGTGTAGCGTTTGTTATCAATAGATCTTACACTTACGTTATTAGTTGATGTGCCAAATGTGTATGGCTCAAGAGAAAGTTTGTATAGAACCATTCCATTAACTGGATCTTCTGGTTCTGCTGGATTAACAGCTGGCACACCTTTAACTTGGAAGAAATTACCATTGAAGTCAATTGCAATTTTATCTTTACGAGCAAGATAGTATGACATATCTGTTTCTACGTTCACACCACGTTTTGGTAGTTGTGTTGGTGAAGAACCAGCTGAACTAAAATCTACACCAGTATCATCAATACGTGGACGGAAATCTAGTGCATCTCTTAAAGCAGTACCAGAATAAATTGGAATATCTTCATAACGAATACCAGAACCAGTATATGAATCTACTGAGAAGTAGTCACCAGTACCATGTTCAAAATATTGGAAAGTGATTTGAATTGGTGCAGTTGGTGCTGGATATCCTTGACGCAAACTAATAGATGCCACATCATAGTAGTCGTCACGTTGTCCGTCATCAAAATCAAATTGATTACCAATTTCAATCGAGTAAGTACCAGTTGGTGATCCCCATGTTCCAGTATCCATCTTAACACTGGTTACACGATATCCATCCGCTTTACCCAATTTAATAATTGGTGTAGTACCAGTTGTTTTTACTGTAATAGTTTTTACAGCAGAAGTTAGAGTTTTTGCTTTTTCTTTAGCATCAATAGAAGTCTTACGAACTGCAGCATGTACAATAAACTGAGTTGAAGCAACAGAAGCATCAAGGGTAAAAATAACTTGACGAAGTGAAGGAGTAACTACGTTAATTGAGTTAGGAATAACAACACCACCAGTGGCATTATTAACCAACAGGTAGTTAGTATTCTCAGCTGCAGAGCCGAATGTGTCTGCAGAACCAACAGCGTTAATTGTAAGAGTACAAGTTCCACCAGATGAAGTAGAAGATGTTTGAACAAAACGCTGCATCACAGTATAAGAAGTACCAATAGTAGTATCATCCACGCTTCTTAATTTACGAACAGCATAATATGGTAGTTGGTAAACTAAAGGAGAATTTTGTGGTTCAGATAATACAGTTGATAGACGATAAATTGCAGCAGCAGTTGCAGTCACATTGGCATTAACTGTTAAAGATAAATCAGTTGAAATAGCAGTAACACGACGAACAGTAGAAGAAGAACCGATATAAATGTAATCACCAACTTGTAGTTCTGTGGTGAATCTAGTACCAGCACCTGTAAGTGTAGTTGAAGATGACGCAGTCACAGAACCAGTCAATACTGTTTGAATCGGAGAGATGTCAGCAGTAAAGTTAGTGGTAGATGAACCAGCATTGTAGTAAATCTGTTTAACTTGACGATTGAAATTTACACCACTATTCAATGATACGCTGGATAGTTGTAATTTGTATACGTCTGCAGCACGTGACGCTCCAAGACTATGGAGTTCAATACCACGAATACGTGCAGTTCCAATTTTAGAACCTGCAGCAGTACCAGCAGATGCTGTTACTTGACTGTATAGATCAACTTGTTGGAAAACATCAAAACGTGGAACACTATTAATATTGGTAACAAGAATATAATTACCAACAGTAGTTTGAATTTGAGTATCAGCAACACGAGTAAAGTCACGTGCTTTGTCAATAGTTAGATATTGAGTACCGATTTTCTCGATTTCATATCCTTGAACATATGCTTTTCCTGGTTCCATACCAAGTGCCAATTTAGTGGCATCGCCATCTTGTGTGGCTGGATCAAAAATACCACGATTATAAAGCAAATCTGTTACAGCAGTATATCTCCATGTAACACCACCGACACCATCGGTTGCTGTACCAGAAGAATGAATAGGTGGTTGAGAACCAGAAGAACCATCAGTAGTTGCAGTATAATAGTTAGTGGTTCCACCAATTTTATAATATGCAACATCACCAATTAGATAAGATGTATTTTCTTTCCACGCACCACGATTATTATTTCTATGTTCACGAACATCCATAGTGAAGTTACGAACAACATAATTACCAGACTCATCGTAAGTACGACGAGCAAGAGTTTGTTCTAAAATAGAATAGTCAGTTGTACGAACTTTATATTGAATACTACCATCAACAACACGGAGTAACTCAATGAAGTCTTTATCTTCAGTAGTCTCAATCGTTCTTGTTGCAAGTGTTAAAGTTGTTTGATAACGATGCGCACCTGGAGCTGCAAAGTTAGAAGTTCCCTGTGCATTATCTTGTAGCGCAGAATTTTCTTCAGGTGTAACAATACTTTCAGTTATTTCTAGACCAACACGATATGATGGAACATTATCGTATTTGTCAAGTAAAATAGTTTGTGGAGTAACTAACATGAAGAAACCATTGATGTAGTAAACACCACGTTCAATGGAAGCACCAGAACCGACACCAGTAGCATCAGATAACACGCTTGTAAATGCACGAGCAGTTGGTGCGTCTTCAGTAGTTAAAATTTCATTTGCAGCAAAGGTCTTAGTTACATTATTTGTACCAGACTCAATGTATTTAATGTAAATTGTTGGAGAGTCAGTTGTTGTTGAAGGTGCAGCATAAACAACCTTACCTTTAACACCAGTTGTATTACCAACTAGAATATAACCGACAATCTCTTCAATATAAGTGTCAACAGAAACACCATTATAAGTTGGTTGAAGTTTAACATAATTAAAAGTATCATCATATGAAATTTGTCCTGGAAGAACCATTGCACCTTGTTTAAAGATGTGGTCACCAAAGCGTGAAGTTTGATTCTGCAGAATGGTCTGCAGTTGTGTTAATTCTCTCGCTTGTACTGGATATCCTGGACGAAACAATACTCTGAGGTATTTATCTTCCTCAGAGTAGTCGTCATAATATGGCGATACATTAAAATTAATGGTCATTATAGTTTCTCTATTAAACTTTACTTATTATTTATTTACATCTCTACGATGATTTTAATATCTTCAATCTGGTCGCTTGCACGATTAATTGGGCGACGATTTTCAACGTAGATCACATCACCGCTGTATGGTTGAACTTCAGGATTAGTCTTAGTTGCAACAGTACCTGTCGCAGAAGATGTCCCACCTGTAATAGTTTCGCTAGTCGAGAATGTTGCACCAGTAGCATTATCAGTGCGTAGTTGGATGTAACGAATTGTTGTGCCACTGACAGAAACAATACGACCAACTGCACCAGATGTTCCACCAGTGATAGTTTCGTCTTGTTGGAATGTACCAGTACCGCTAGAGAAAGTCAACTCTTTAGTTGCTTTCAAAGTAGTAGAAGTAGAAACAGTTGTTGTTCCGTAGTTGTATGGGTCACGAATTAACATGATACGACGATAATCGTTATCAATTGGGAAGTCACCAGATCCGTCATCATACTCTAAACGCACGTTCATCATTACATAGTAGCCACCGAGTTCTTCAACTGGGTCGTAACCATGACCACCTTTTGGTGTAATGAAAGCAGTTGCAGTAGCAGAAGAACCGCTACCACCAGAAATAGCAACAGTTGCGTATGTGTAACCTGTACCTGCATTGGTAATGTTAATTGCAGTAATAGTATTGCTACCTGCATCTCTAACTGCTGTGGCAGTCGCACCAGTACCGTCACCATTGATAGTAACAGTTGGAGTTGATAGGTAACCAGTACCTGCAGCTGTCACTAAAACACTGTTAATAGAACCATCAACTGCAGCTGCTTGAACTAACCACTGATTGTAATAAGAATCTGTGGATCCTGGATTAGATGCCAAAGTCTTAACTGGAATAAAGTCTGTAGAAACAAACTTGATAACATCAGCTGGAGAAATTGTATACATGTATTTCCAGACATAACCATCAGCAGTAGTAATAGCTGAAGTAGAAGTACCAGTTGGCTTAGTTGTAGAAGCAATAACTGTATTTGCTGTATTTCTATTGTCTAAACATTTGTAGACATTATATTCGTCAGTAACAACGAAGAAATTTGCAGCGTATAGATTTGCTGGAGTTGTACCACCACCAGAAGAGATGTTTACACCAGCAGTAGTGCCATTGTAGTCATGACGATAGATGTCGTAATATTGACCAGAAGTCCAGTCACGACGTGGGATAGCATGTGCTACGTCTGATGATTGAACACGCTTGACAGCGAGCATATCTTGCCAATAGTAATATTCATCAGCAACTGTGTCCTTTGGAGTATCTGGAGAGTTATCGCTTGTCCAAGATTGTGGACGTCCGATACCAAGATACATGTTAGTTGCAGCAGCTTCTGAGAAACCTTCTTTGAAAGATTGCGCATTGTGGATGCGGAATTTTGAAGTTATAATTGCAGCCATTTTATTTTCCTTTTATAGATTAATACAAGGTAGTTCAGTAACTACCATTAGAATTCTTTGTTATTTATGACTTGATTGATCAAGTTTTAATTATGTTAATATACGCTTCTTTGTTATAGTTTGTTCTTCTATTAGGATTATTTATAACATCCGAGATGATAACATCAGCAAAGTCTTTTATCTGAGTGTTTGCGTATGTATCCCAGTAACCAGAATTATCAGTTCCAGTATAGTTCTGGCTCCATGCGTCTCTATAAACACCTATAGATTCTTTAGTTCCAGCCACATATGGTGGAACTGTAAATTTCCATCTTTCTAACCATCCAAAAGTTGGTCCAAGTTGTGTCGATCCAGCCCATGGACTAGATCTTAATTCTAAATTGGCAAACGAACTAATATAAGTCGGTATCGTTTGACCAAATGTCTTGTGGTAGATAACTTTGTAAGACTCTCCGACTTCTGCACGAAGATCCAATAAATGAATTTCTGCAGGAGAAAGATTTGGGAATACCAGCGTTGGCAAGAACTCAGAGGTGGTAGTCTTAAGGCTAAGAACGCTTGCAATAAAGTCCGTGATGACCAGAGTTATCTGTTCTTTGTCTAAGGCAGAATTATCTTCATACCCCATTCTTCTGTAATTACCAACTGCTCGCATCTTCATATCCAAGAATAGACGAATAGTTTTTAGCAGTTCAGATACTTGTAGAGTTATATTCGATGGAGAACTAACTAATGATTGAACTGTAACCTCACCGAATAGAGCAAGACCAATTGGATGTAGTAGTTTCTTAACAGCGTCACGATACTTGTCAATAGACTGACCAACTTTAATAACATAAGAATACTCTTGATAGAATAGTGAGTCTTGAATTTTCTTTGAAGACTCAGAAACTTTACCATCAGCGTTAATAAACTTACCAAGAGTTCGGCTAAGAGCACCGATAACACCTGTGGCTTCAGCATGGTTTCCAGATCCAGAAATAATTTTGGCTGTCGCTCCAGCAGAATTTGTTATTGTCTGATATGTTTCGAATTGACCAGAAGATTCATTTACAAATGTTTTTCCATCTTCTGATAGTAAATAACCTGTATCATTTTCTAATCTAGTTACGATTCTATCTGAAGTGGGATATAATGTTATTAAGTTTCTATCAGTATCATACGAGTAAATAGTTCCGCTCGGGTTTTGCTGGCTCTCTAAAACAATTTTATCGCCAGTCTCAAGAAGCAACTCACTATCAACATCTGTATCTAAAGACATTGTTTGTGGTAGAACCGAAATAGAATCACCAACTGTAAATGAGCCAGTTATGTCTTTGACAACGATATTATATGGAAACAGTGCAATTGGAGCAGTCTCATATCGTGCTCCTGGATTTGTAATACCAACTCTGGTAACTCTACCAATACCATTACCAGTTGCAATTAGTTTAGCACCAGTACCACCAGTGGCAGAAACAATAGGAAGTTTTCTATAATAGAATCCACCAGTTAAAAGCGAAACTGCTTTAATACCACCTGTGGTAACATTTTCTAAGTCAAATTGATCTCTTTGCTCACTTAATAATTTAGATCCGTTTTCCATAAGAATGGAATCTACGTCAATGTCAGTAATAATTGCTTTTGCCGTTATAAGAGAATCACCTGAATCTCCTGCATCGGTATTATTAAATGTTAATTCTGTTCCAATGGTATATCCAGATCCTGGAGAATCAATAATGATATTGTCAATCGATCCGTAACCAATGTTGGTCACTTCAATCTGAGCATCAGTTCCAGATCCAGAAATTAAATCAATTGGATCGCCAACTCTGTAGTATGAACCATTTCTATTAATTTCAAAATTTGTAATTACTGATAAAACATCTAGTGTGATACTGGTATTAGTAGTATTGTCTAATCCTGTAATTGAATCTGTTGTATTAAATGTTCCAACAATACTCTTTTCATTGAGTGTCAATTCAGCAATAGTATCAGAACCGATTTGAAATTTAATAACTGATTCTACACTACCACGAGTTATACCCTGACTAATAGTCTGACCAATAAGATTGAAAGAGTTTCCAGTAGTTTCAGTACAACGAATAACAACAGCCTGATCCCATTTACCATCTGACAAACGGAGCATGTCAACTTTAGGGAAATATAGCTGTGGAGTTTCATTGAATAAAATTCTGAATAAGAATTCGTAAGACTTTATTGTACCCTTGGAACGATAAACTTCATGTATCTGTTTGGCAAGATAGCGTTTATCTGATAGTACAGAAATAGGAACATGCAACAATACTTCATTTCTAAAATACTGAATAAAACTATCAACAGTATCATCAATATCTCGAGTACTTCCGAGATCTCGTTTCTCAGTTTGTTCTAGAAACTCATAGTATGCTTCTAAGAATGAAATGAACTGTGCATTATCCTCACGAATAAATTCGGGGACTTGTCTAGATACGACTGATGATACTTTTGTTTTTACGAGTGCCATTATTAGCTACGACTTGAGGTGAAGATATAATTTGATCCGCCAGAGGTCTCACCTGAGGCAACTTTATCAACAACAGCATTTACAACAATTTGTTCTTCAGCAATTAAAGCCAACTGACTTCTAACTGAAACAACATCGTTTGACGATGGTTTAATCGTAATGGTAATTTCATTATTTGTTGCAGATGTAATATTAATATCGTTTAGTGTTATTGCACCAGTAGTATAGTTTACTGTTCCTAAGTTAGCGTTTATGTATCTCTTAGTACCTGCACCAACAAAGTAATACAAACGAATAGCACCAACACCATCATCTTCAAAATAGAATGTTTCACTTGATCCTTCAATAGTAAAGGCATCAGATGTCACAGCACCTTCTGGAACACCTTCTGTATAAATTGGATTATCAATAGTGATAACATAAGAAGTTCTAGTATTAAAAGTTGGAGTGAATGATCTTTTTAGAACGAGTGTAGTAATGTTACTTAAAATAGATTCTTCAGAAGCATCAATCAAACGAGATAGTTTTGAGAATCTAAACATTCCATCAAAGCGATTAAGATCTGTTTGATTGTAATTTACAATAGTATCACGAACTAATGTTTTAAGTTGTTCTTCAGATCTATTTGTTTGTTGAGGATTATAGTATAAAGTTGTAGTTGGAATAATATAAAGATATTGAGCATCAACGACTTCTGGAATAATTGATACTACATTTCTACCTTTAAGAATCGTAGTTGTAATTTGTTCTTTGGTAGCATTAGAAAGAGTTTCACCTGAGAGTGGTTTGATAGCAATGAATGCTTTACCATAAACTGGAGGATTATTATCCTCACCACCCCAGACATTAATTGAGTCGATGTTTGCAAATAGTTGTGGAAGAATAACTTTATAATCTTCGGCTGTAACAGCACGATTCTGAGCAGAGTAATTTCTTGGAGCATTGAAACGAATAGAATCGATATCTTCAATGTCTTGTCCACCCTGTGCAGCAGTAACTGTGTTGACTGAAACAGTGCCACCACCGATACCTGTTCCATCAAAAGTAAAGACACGTGCGCCATTGGCTAAAGTTTTATCTGTGACAAAGTAATTAAACAATACAATATTACCAGTCGCAGGTTTATACCCTACAATCCCATCACCAAAGTATACTTCAAATAACTGGTCGTCAATTTCTTTCAAAAAGAAAGCACGAGTGGTTGGACCAACTTCAGTGATATTATTGGCAAACACATAAGATGTATATGCAGTAGATCCTGAGGTTTCTTGAACACGAACTGTAAGTGTAGAAATATCTACATCTGCGTTTGGAATAATAAAACGACTTCCAGTAGCAACTGTATAATTATATGTTAATGGAGTCCCTTGAACCAAAGAAACATTTTGAAAGATATAAGCACCAGAAGTATTTGGAATAATTGTAGTTGCTTGGGTATTATAAAATGTATATGTCACACCATCAACAATAGAAGAAAATGCACTATTTGCAGCTAATGTTAAAGAAGATGGACTACCAGTTGGAGCAGATACTGTGATGTTTACTGTGGCTGTTGGTGCACGAGAAGATCTTGGAAGATAACCAAGCATCTTGGCCAAAGAAACTACGCTGGATCTCTTACGAGCAGAGTCCAAGAACATTTCGTTTACAGCAAGGTTTGTATAAAGAGAATGATAGTGAGTATTGTAAGCCAGAACATCCAACAACACGGACATACCTGAACCTTCAAAATCGTAGTCCGAAAACTCATTTTGTCCCTGTAAAAATGTCTTTAGATTAGATTTGATCTGGTCAAAATCTAATTCAGAGACGCTTATTTTTTTATTTTCCATTTATCGAGTTCTCTCTAAGGTTAAATCTAGAGTTAGAGGTTGTTGTGTATTTACTATCTTAAAGGTAATAGTAACATACAATGAATTTTCATCTGGACTGCTAAGAACGCTAACATCCAGTAAGTCTACTCTTGGTTCAAAGTTATTGACCACATCAACAATGGCTCTCTGGAGAGTGATGTTTAACATCGGTGATGGTGGTTCGAATAATAATGCGTTGATTGGCGAGCCGATTTCACTATGGAATGGTCGCTCAAAATTTCTGGTTAGAATTAGATTTTTAAGGGAAGTTTTAATTGCATTTTCATCGTATCTACGTGAAATGTCCTTAGTCACTGGGTGAGCAGTGAAATTCAAATCTAAATCTGAGAAAATTCTTGTATTTCTTGCCATATTCTTTATTTAGGTTATTCTATAAAAGTGTTGAAGCCATTCCCACCCACTAGATCTCCATCTGCTATTTGATCTCCATATCTTGCAACTGCTCTTCCCTCAAAGAAAGTTTTAGCAGATCCAGTTATAATTTCTCGTTGAGCACCAGTATGAGTCGTTCTACCAACAGTATGAGGTTGATACTGGTCTCCCACGAGTGCTATTCTCATCCCCTGAACAAAGGTTTTAACTGCTTGATTTCTAAAAGTTAGAGCAGTTGCTGGTCCATCTATACCTTGCGACAAATCTCCCTCTTTAGCAAATCCACCCATTATGCAGTCCTAGTTGGTTGTGGAATTGTATCTAAAAGATAGAATCCTTGTGGAACACCAGCTGTGTTTCTCTTATAAGTCTTATCATTCAACATCGTAAATGCCATCTTTCTTCTAGCATCCATCTTATAACTTACATGCATCCAATGTGAAGAAGGGTAACGATACTCTAAAATAATCTGATCATATGGAAGAATCTTCTCTGCAGAGACCACAAAGTTATAGAGTTTATCGTATGTGCTATTCACTAAACCGATATCAACAGCCTGTCCTTTGCAATGGTCTGACGTGGCAGATTCTTGTGGAACAACACCTTTTAGACGATAGCCAGAGTTAATCTTCCATGTCTTTTTATAGCCACCAATGCCTCCTGGAAGGATTTCAAGTAATGGTTCAAGAATATTCTGAGCAACCATGGCAAGATTACATACAACTTCTTGAACAGTATATTGTCTTAGTTGACCCTTTGCAGTATCCTGAAGCATCTGGTCTACAAGTTTATGTTTACCATTCACACCACCATCAATTAACATACCCAATGTAAAGTTGGTGGATAGTCTGTAGTCATTGGTAAAGTTTGTTGTATTGTAAATTACTTTACAATCAACAGGTGCAGCAGCTGCAGCACCACCACTTGGTGCAGCGGAGTCTTCAGCAACTGGAACTACTGGAACAGCAACACCATTCTCACGTGATTCTTTATTTGAGATTGCACGACCTTCTGGTGTATCCCAATCATCTGGAGTTTCAGCAGTAGTTCTTTCTTCAAATGCACGTTCTGGTGGAATAAAGTAAGGAACAATAGGATTGAGTGGTTTACCAGCAACAGGTGGAGTAAGTTCAACTGCAGCAAGCGCACTAACTGCATTAGTGGAAGAACCACTTGCGCCATTACCAAACTGTCCTTGAGTATAATCTGCAGATAGAGTTCCACCAGCAAGTATATTCATACTTCCAGTAGATTCAATATTTACTGTATTGCCGAGAACATCTAAACCACCAGCAGATTGCATAGAAAGACTACCACCAACATCGGCAGAATAATCTGCACCTGCTTTAAGTGATAGATCAGACGCTGCATCGACTTTATAAACTGCATCTGACTTCTCATAGATATTTGCTGCCTCAATACTATAATCACCAGCAACTTTAACTTTAAAGTCACCACCAATAGCCATAGTTGTATCGTTGGCAACACCAATATCTAAATTGTTACCAACTTTAATAGTGGCATTTTGTTCTACTTGAATATTAGCATCTGTTCGTGCATAGATATTTGTATTACCGTCAACAGTAATGTTACACTCACCAGCAACATGAATACATCCATTACGTTCCATGATAGTAAAGTTATCACCAACAATGTAATTTACCTGTGTGCCGTTCGCATCAATTTCACTGAATGTCCCTGCACGATGGTACATATGGATACGTTCTTGTCCTGGAGTATCATCAAATTCTTGGATATGTCCAGATTCAGTTTCAAATACTTTATTGTACGGATACTTTGCTCCGTATGGTGGCTCTGGTTGATCCCATGAACCATTATCAATGGCTTTAGGAACATCTAATCTTCTTACGGCATCTTTTTTCTTGACAACAGTTCCTTGAATAATTCCTCGTGCCAAACGATTAGTGTCTGGTTCGTTGATATATTCTTTTAGTGGATACTTATTGTTTGGATCTCTAAACCCAATTGCATCAGAACCAGTTGCTTTACTATCCTCAGATGGTCCAGGAGTTGGTTTAGAACCATCTGCTGGTGGCTCTGGAATTGGTGCTGCAGCATCTTTATCTGAACCACTATTACCAACTGCGCCATAGAAATATTCATAGTAAGATAATTTACGTGCAGCAATATCTGGTGAATTTACTCCAACTGCAGCCTTTGCTGCTTGGAAGTATCCAGGGTGTGAATTAGCATTAACTTTAGCCGATACTCTATCTTTAATGTAAAGTGCAGCAACCAATGCTGATACATTAATGTCGTCATCAAGAGAATCTGGATTATTTACAATATCAATATTCAAACCCATGTTATTTGCAAGAGTTTGATATTTCTGATAGTTACCTTTACCAGTCAGCTGAATAAATCCACGACCAAAATACTTTCCACCATCGTCATCTGTTAGATTACCAAGAAAACCTTTACCACGTTTTGTTGGTCCATATGCCCATGAGAAAAACTCTGCTCTGGATAGACCACGCTTTGATGCGTTTGAATACTTTGAAATATCATCTTCTGTGGCAAATGAATAGATTGCCTTCATACGAGAAGGAGTATAGTTATACGATTCTAACTGAGGAATCCATCCTGTTTCGCCACCAGCAATACCAAGCAAAGCACACTTCTGTTCTTTGGTAGTAAGTCCAACTTTATCACATGCAGCAATAAGTGCTTTAATACCTTCTGTGGCTTTTGCTGTATTTGTTACAGACTTGGCTGGTGGTATTGTTGGAATTGCATTATTAGTCACACTCGATGATGGAGTGGCACCAACACTTGGTGATGCGTCTGGAGTTGTAGTAACTACTCCACCAAATCCAGTAGTAACTGGATTACCAGAACTATCTGTCAGCACATTCGCATTTTTACTTTTGTTTACTGCTTCTAAGTTAGTCGGTGCTGCTTGGAATGTAATAATATTTTCTGCATAATTAACAACAGAATTACTAATTGTAATCTGAGTTCCATTATTAATACTAACGATTGTTGTTCCATCTGGAAGACCAAAACCAATAACTTTCATATTGGCTTTTAGTGAACGAGTTAAGTCAACTCTGCCTTCTTCAGTATCAGCAAAGGTTAGTATTTTTCCAGTAACTGGTCCAGGAATTGTTCGTAGTGTTATGCTCTCTACTTTTTCATCTACTACTGATCCGCCATCTTCAGCATCGATTGGTAGTGGAGTTGATGGAATTCCACCAAGTGTTCCAAGAATAATTGGTTGTTGTTTATCGTGGTCTGGAAATACCACAATAACAGTAGTTCCTTCAACTGGTCCAATTGGAGTATGACCAATACCATTCATTGCTGCAGAAGTTACAGGCTGAACTGGAGTCGCCCATGGGAGTTCTGCAGTTGGAAGTAAAGACTTATCATGCGTATGCAATCCAACTACACGCACTTGACAACGACCAAGTGATAGTGGATCTTGTCTATTTTCTACAATACCATAGTGCAAATTCATTATTTCTTTCCATTCAAATTATATTGTAAAGTTTCTTTGACCAATTCAATATGACATTCATGTTTATTTCTATCCACATAGTGATTAATGGCTGAGATTAGATAATTACCAGAGAACATTTTATCTGTGATGTCTTGTTCTTTTTTAGTGATAGGTTCAATTTTGTTTAAAGTAACATTAACTTTTTGACCAACTGTATAGTCTGATCTTCCAGGAACAGTTATCTCTAATTTATTTGCTTCTGCCAACTTCATTAATGACACACGCTGTTGTGTAGTCTTAAAGGCAGTGACATCTCCATATCCATTAAAATTACCATAGTTTCTTGGAGTGTTTATGATTAATGAGTTGGCTCTAAAAATAGAACTATCAGAACTAATAGCATTCTCATTAAGATGTTTTTGTTTGTCAAAGTTCTGGAACATATTATAATTCTTGGCAGTATATGTTTTCTTTGTTAAATCATACGAGATAATTTTAGACGATAACATACCACTACGAATTCTATCGATGTAATCAAAACCAACTGGAATACTAATACCAGTTATTCTTCTGTAATCTTCTTCAACATTACGAACACTTCCGCTTTTCTTTTGTTCGTCACGAGTATATCTGTCGTATACAAAACTTTGATAAACATCTGAAGTATATAAAGTATCCAAACTGGTGTAGTAAAATCCATCTCTATTTTCAAAGAATACAAAGTTTGGTATTTTATTCTTATTGGCAGAATGCTCGGCACAATACATAATGTTTTGTACTGGAGTCCAATAATTAGAAATGTATTTAATATTATTTGAGGTAGTTTCAATGACCAACTCTTTAGTAGATTCTAGTCCGTAAGTTTTATCTTTAATAAAAGTACTGACAATATCTGATATTTTACCACTGAATACTTTACTTACCTTTTTGTTTAAATCAACAACAGCCTCAGTTGAAATAAAGTGTAGTTGATAGACTACCGATCTGTCACCAAGCAATTCACGATCTGTCAATTTGTAAATGTAATATTTACCTTTAATGTTTCCACGCTTAAGAGATGGAGTTGAGATCTCTAATTCAACTTGTTCTTCACCTGCAAATGGTAACAGATTAACCAAGTCCAGTGAATCTTTAATAATCAAACTTCCAGTGATAAATGGTGAGAACAAGTCCTCATAAATCTGGATAGTAATTACTTGCGCAGTGATGTCTTGATAAACACCCTTACTGGTGACTATCCTAACTTTATCAATGCTGACGTCGCCAGCAAATCTAATTGGCTTACTAGATGGCATTATATGAGATCTTTATAATCTTTTAATATTGTATTAATAATGTTTTGTGAAATAATTTTTATTCTTCGTTTCGCTTCATTTTTATTTCTCTCATCTTTTTCATTTGAAACCGATACGGCTCCAGGTGCATTAGAGTTTACAATAAAACCTTTTGCATCAACATAGTGATGAATATTGTTTTCAGTTCCTGGATATTTTGAAGCAATGACTTTGACTAGTTGATACTCAGCAAGAGGAAAATCTTCAATATAATCATAACGATCATTGGCTAACATAATGATCCAATGATACTCTGGATTGCCGTATATTTTCTCAGCGATGATTTCTGGAGTTTCTCCATCAACAATATCATACTCATCGTATACTGTTATATTTGCAAGAACATCTCTACGGAAACGAATGTTTCTTGTTATATCTTTTACCAATGATGTTTTGGTTGTATTTCCAACTTTGAATTGGTAAATAAAATTTGGAAAATCTTTGAAGTACATTATAGACCATCCTTAATCTTCTCTTTGGATAGAAGGGCAAGTTCTTTGAAGGATAATGTTACATTAATCTGCGTTGGCATACCATTTGCAAAAGTAGTGAATGATCCATTTGGTGTATAGTTTACATTCATCTCACTTAATACACATGATGTGTGACGATGTAAATTCATGTTTTCTTTAGTACCTTGGTAATAAAAAACATCAAACTCAGAAGGATATACGTAAATAAAATTATTGGTATCTTTAAATTCTGGGTGCATGTGATACTTAAACTGTTCAATAATTCTTAAAACATTTTGTGCTTCTTCAGCACTTCTTGGATAAAATTGGTAATCAAAAGCAAATGTTCTAAAATCAACACCCTTAAAGATTTGTTCTTTCTTTGGATTTGCTGCTAGACCAAGTGCTTTAGAATTTGCTGCAGCCATTGGTCCTTTGGATAATGCGATATTGGCGATAATAGCTGTACCAACATCGGTAACATCTTTCATACTACCACCATCTCCCATCGCTTTCATAATCTCACCTGAACCAACTGCAGCCATTGCTAATGCAGCAGTGTCATCTTCATTCCACTGCATGCCATAACGAATAGACAATTGATTTGGAATATGAAGTGCGATAGCAGTCTTTAATCTTTTCTTTGATCGTTTGGCTTCTGGAGCAAGTGTTGCTGCGATTCCAACACCAACAGTAGGAATATTGGCAACAGCTGCACCTTTTAGAGCACCTGTAACACCTTTACCAACAATACTACCACCAGCTAAACCAGTAATTGTATTTACTGCAGCGTTTCCTGTGATTAGTTGTTTATCATTTAGTTTCATTGCAGCTAAGTCACCAGAATCTCTTGGTGTTAAATCATTAACAGTCTCTATGCTTGTATCATTGAATAACTTAGAATCTTCAACTACATTAATATAAAAAATTACATAATTACCACCATAACGCCCATCGTCTGCCATTAAATCAGATGGATACATATAGTTACCTACACTATATGGTGTATCCTTTTTGAATTCATTTGGAGTATATGGTGCTTTTCCTGGTTTTGGGATTGATGGAATTGCTGCGGATGGCGACGGAGGAGTTGGAATCCCGTCATATGATCCGCTAATCGCATTACCCAGTTGGTCGTATTCTATCGCCATTTTGTACCTTTAACCTAAATAAATGGTGGTTATTTATCCTATTAGTTATTTATGTTCCATAAAAGAAGATTCGTTCCAATATTTCCTGAAAAATACACAGGTGATCCAACAAACATCATAATGAGATCCTCTTGGGAAACTCGTTTTGCTGGATGGTGTGATAAAAATCCTGGGGTATTAAAGTGGAATTCAGAAGAGACAGTTATACCTTATAAGTGTCCCACGGATAATCGTATTCATCGTTACTTTGTAGATTTCAAAATAACGGTAACTACAGGGAAGACTTACTTAGTGGAAGTCAAACCTGCAGCGCAATGTCAACCACCTATATTTCCTGGAAAACGAACCCAGAGATATTTATTGGAATCCCTAACATTCATGAAGAACCAAGCAAAGTGGTCTGCAGCAACAGAATACGCAAAAGACAGGAATTGGGAGTTCAAAATTATAACCGAGCACGAGTTGGGATTATCACCTAAATAGTAATTATGGCTACAAAACCAACATTCAAAGACGTATTCGAACACAACAAATATGACTTAGCCACTGTGGCTAATAAGTCTAAGGGCTGGTTCGAGAAAGAAGTCACCAAACTGAATAAGCAACAACTCACTCCAGGAAAAATTCTGAGTGGAAATGCTGATCAATTGGTCACTAGAGTAATGCCTGGAAGATTGTATATGTATGCATATGATCCAAAGATGAAAAAGGAATTACCTTACTACGATAGGTTTCCTTTAGTATTTCCATTCTCTGCAACACAAGATGGTTTTATTGGTTTGAATATGCATTACTTACCGTATAAATTAAGAATCGTATTGCTTGATAGACTAATGACATTCAAGAGTAACAATAGACTAGACGAAACCACTAGATTAAAATACTCGTGGCAAGTTATAGATGGAGTATCTAGATTTGCTGCAGCACAACCATGCGTAAAACAATATCTGATGGGGCATGTTAGATCTCAGTTTAGACAGATCTCTTCAGGAGACTGGGCAACTGCTATGTTACTTCCAGTTGAACGATTTGTTGGTGCAAACAAACAAGAAATTTGGTCTGAATCGACCAAAATAATTAGAAAGGCATAGAATGGCATTAAATTTACCATTTGGCACTAAAGATACTAAACGAGAAAATAATCCAAAGGCTAAACCTATACAAAACTTTGTTGCTCAGGTTAAAACTGGTGGTATCGCTAGAACAAACAGATATGCAGTAAACATTACTAAAGTTCCTGGATGGAGTAATACTTCAACACAAAATATTTTATTGTTTTGTGATCAAGCGCAACTTCCAGGTGCTAATTATTCAACAGTTCAGAATAGAGTCTTCGGTGAATTCCGTGAAGTTCCATATGAGAAACTATATGATAGTTTATCTCTTTCTTTTTATGTTGATACAGAAATGAAAGTTAAAGAAATGTTTGATGACTGGATGAATGTTATTTCTAATCCAAACACCAGAACATATGGTTACTATAACGACTATACAACTCAAATTGATATTGAAGTTCAAGATATTAATGACAAAAAGAGATATCAATTAAAATTATCTGAATGTTATCCTAAAAATATAGGAACAATTCAGTTGGATTATGCTTCCAAAGATATCATGAAGTTAACAGTTCAAATGCAATATAAAAATTGGACTGCAACTCCAGTATCTGAACTTCCAAATGAACAAGTTATATCAACAAGTTTGATTGATAAATTTACAAGTAACTTTACTGGATTTCAAGAGAGTCTGAATAAGACTTTGGGTGGAGCAGGTAACTTTGTTACTGGTGCTGTGTTGAGTTATGGTGTGACTAGATTACCAAGTCTATTGAAATTTTAAGAAATAAATACAGTTAGGATTGTATAATGAAAATTGATGATAGTTTGTCTGAGGTGTTTGATATAGAACCAATGACAAAAAATGAAGTGATTACAAAACAAGGGGAAGTCATAATCCCATCGAATAATAAGATTGAAGATGACTTTGAAATATCTCGAAACAATCTTCGTATTTTATTACAGCAAGGACAGGAAGCACTACAGAAGTCACTTGATGTGGCTATGCAGTCTGAGCATCCAAGAGCATTTGAAGTTGTTGGAAATCTAATGAAACAGTTGGCTGATATAAACCAACAGTTATTGGATCTACATCAACAGAAGCAAAAACTAGATGCACCGAAAGAAGGGTCTAGAAAAGAAGTGACGAATAACAATGTTATCTTTACAGGTAGCACTGCTGAATTGAATAAGTTAATCAAGAATATGTCTAAAGGAGAATAATTATGGCTTTGCCAATTATGAATACGCCAACCTATACAATGGTTGTGCCGTCAAGTGGAGCGACAGTAAGATATCGTCCATTCCTCGTTAAAGAGGAAAAAGCACTTTTGATTGCTCAGCAATCCGAAGATGTAGTAACAATGATTGAAACCCTAAAGGGAATCGTTAAGACTTGCGTGCAAGATAAAATTGATGTTGAGAAATTAGCAACATTTGATCTAGAGTATATGTTTACTCAGATCCGTGGTAAGTCTGTTGGTGAAAATGTTGATTTAACATTCTCCTGTGATTTAGATCATGGTGAACAGAATGAAAAAGCCAAAGCAACTGTTCGTGTTGATTTATCCACAATAACAGTTGAAAAGGGTGAGGGACATACAAACAATATTGCGTTATTTAATGATGTTGGTGTAGTGATGAAATATCCTACAGTTGATGTTATTAAAAAGTTAGAAGGTTTTGATACTAATGACTTAGATACAGTCTTTGATATTATGGCTTTATCTATTGATTACATTTATGATGGTGAAGAACTATTTTATGCTAAAGAAAGCACTAAACAAGAATTATTAGCGTTTATTGAAAATTTAACTTCAGACCAGTTCTTAAAAATTCAACAATTCTTTGAGACAATGCCGAAAGTTAGAAAACACATTGAATATGATTGCCCTGTATGTAGCAGACATCATATTAAGGTATTGGAGGGACTCCAAAGTTTTTTTTAGTATTGCTCAGTCATGAATCGCTCGAGAACTATTATAAAATGAATTTTGCGATGATGCAGTACCACAAATACTCTTTGGCTGAGTTAGAAGAAATGATACCTTTCGAACGAGAAGTATATGTCTTCATGTTAATCCAATATCTTGAAGAAGAAAAGAAAAGAATCGAATCCAAAAAGAGGATGTAATAGATGGCAAAACGAAACAGTAAAAATCAGCCACCAGTAGTTAATGTTAGCACAACAACTAATGTTAATGCATGGGACAGTGCTGCCTTTTCAAAGTTACTTTCAGAACAGGCAAAGGCTAATGAAACTGCCATCAAACAATTAGAGTCTTCTATGGCTCAGGCTGGCGCAAACCAGCAACAGTTGGCTGAACAAATTGCTCAGTCGGCTATGATGAAAGATATTAAAGAAGCATTGATTGCTCAACTACAAGACAAACAGTTTAATGAAGCAAAATTAGAAGCCATTAAACTGAAAGATCAAGAAAAGTTAAAGATCAAAGAAGCCAACGATGCTCTAAAAGAGAATCTACAACTTCGTAAGGAAGAAGTCAAAGCAATCGCCAATATCGCAAAAGGTATGCAGACTTTTGAAACGATGGGTGATAAATTTAGAGATATGGGTAAGAAACTAAAGGATAACTTTGGTTCAATGTCTGCTCTTAAAGTTACTGCTCTTAAGGCATTTAATGTTGGTGGTATCTTCAATAAGTCTATCGCTAAAGAGAAGTTCATCCAAACTCAACGTAAACTTGGTTCTGAAGACGATCGCAAAACTCTTGGAACTAAATTTGAATCTGCAAATAAAACAGCAAAAGAAATTAAACGAAATGAGTCAGAGTTATCTCAGTTTAAGAAAGATACTGGGATGTCTGAAGCCGATCTTTCAAAGACCAAAGAAGGTAAACGACTTCTAAGTAAACGTGACGACTTATCCAATGAATATGCCAAGAGTGATCTTAAAGCAGGATTGGTTAAACGAGATTCTTCTAGTTTAACAGATTCAGTAGTTAAGAAAGAATCTCCTACTCAACAATTTGCTGATTCAGGTGCAAATGAAGAGCGAGAACTAGAACAAGCCAAACACGAAGAAAAGATGGACGATCTTTTGATTAAGATTGAACAGAATACTCGTGGCGATTCTCCTGCGCAAAAGGCAAAACCTGCTGAAGAAAGTGGTGGTGATTCTGGTGGAGGTGGTAAGTTTGGTAAGGCACTTGAAGGAATGAAGAAATTCGGTATTGGTTTAATTGCCATTGCTGGTGCTCTTTGGGTTGCTTCTAAAGCATTCGAAAACTTTGGTAATATTGAATGGGAATCTATCGGTAAGGGTATGGTTGCTCTTGGTGGATTAGTCATTGCTGCACTGGCTTTAGATAAAGTTAAGGGTAACATTATTGCTGGTGCTGCAGCACTGGGTATTCTTGCTTTGGCAACATGGGGTATCGGTGCTGCGCTTGGAACATTCGCTGAATTAGACTGGGAAACAATCGCTAAAGGTATGGCTGCAGTTGCTGGTCTTGGAGTTATCGGTGCTATTGCTGGTACTGCTGCACCATTAATCTTTACTGGTGCTCTTGCTTTAGGTGCAATGGGTGCTGCACTTTGGGTTATTGGTGAAGCAATGCAGGCAGTTGGTAAAGGTTTTGCCGAGATGACTGCTGGAATAGAGACACTTGGCAAACTAGATGGTAACAATCTTCTTATGGTTGGTGCTGGTCTTGCAGCTATTGGTGCAGGCATGGCAGTGTTCGGTGCTGGAACAGCTGCAGCTGGTATCGGTAATCTAGTTGGTGGATTCTTAAATCTAGTCACTCCTGGAAAATCTCCAGTTGAACAGATTATGATGATGGGTGAACGTGGACAAGATATCAAAGCAGCTGGTGATGGTGTTATGGCTTTGGCAACTGGTCTGGGTAAATTCTCGTCAATTGATACTAAAACAATTAAGGCAATCTCTGAACTTCCGATTGACAAAATTGCAGCAATGGGTGCAGCGTTACGTCCAGCTGGTGCAGTTGAAGGTGGATCTAGAGCAAATGCTGATGCCAGTGCTACTGCTGGCGGAGGTGGTGGTAATAAGACCAATGTGGTCAATGCTCCAGTCACTAATAACTCTAGTACTAATCAAGTTATTAAGTCTCCGATTCGAAATCAAGAATCATCTCAATCTAGATACATACAAACTAGATACGCATAAAAAATGGGATCATAAAGATCCCATTTTCATTTCTAACCTAAAGATTAATCTTCTTTAGCAATCTTCTCAAAATAAGACATAACATCATCATCGTCTTCTTCTATCGCCTTAGGTGCTGGCGCAGGTTTAGAAGCGATCTTTGGTGCAGATGCTACTGGACGATCTTCATCTTCAGCGATCTGTGCAGCAGACTTGCTAGCAAAAGAATCACCAGATAAAACCTCATTGAGTTTCTTCTTCAACTCATCATAAGACTTAAAGTTCTTACGATCTGTAAACTCAGCCAACTTGACTTGAGCAGAAGCGATCTTAACGATCTCATCATCAGAACCAATTGCTGATGGCTCCATAAATGCAGACTCATCATAGTTTGCGTAACCATCTTTCTTACGCATACGGAGTTTGAAGTTTGCACCTTCCCAGAAGTCAAACACATTGACTGGTTTTTCATCTTCAAATGTTGGACGTGCTTTGTCCATGATCTTATCAAAGATTTTCTTGCCAAATTTCCACAAGAATACTTTACCTTCATTCTCTGGGTGCTTTGGATCAGACACAATAAGAATGTTGGCAGTAAAAGAAAGACGACGCTTTTGTTTACGTGCGATTTCTTTGTTTGCTTCAGAACCAGAGTTCCAAAGTTGGGTATTTAACTCACCCACTGGATCGTTCTCACCAAGAGTTGTTAGTGAGTTTTCGATATACCACTTACCAGTTGGTCCTTGAAAGCCATGAGAAAAGATACGAACCCATGGGAGTTCATCACCTTCTACACGTGGCAAGAAACGGATAGTGGCTGTGCCATTACCTGCTTTGTCACCTTCTAATCGCCAAAAGCGATCATCGGTAAAAGATTTTGTTTCGGATTGGGGATTTGCGACTTTTTCGAATGCATTAGAGATTGCACCAAAGTCTGAGTTGCGCATTTTGCGTAGTGATTGAATATCCATCGTATTTCCTTTGTATTAAATGTATGTTAAGTATTTTTAGTATCTGTAGTTTCATCTATGTCAAACTCATCATCTGAGTCATCATAATCTTCTTCAACATAACTATTTATCGTTCTCATTCCACCAGTTTTTTTACCGTTTGAATGTTTGGCAGGTTTCCCTAAACGATTACCAAATTCTGTGTCATCAAAACTTCTTGATGACTTATGATATGTCCTGCCCATATTACTCTGCAATTTCTTCCTTAAAATGACTGAAGATTTTGCCAATCTTTATTTTATCGTATTTCACGAATCCAGTCAACTTTTTAATTCTTCGCATCTCATCTTCCCAAATGTATCTTACAGATGGATGAGTTACCCAGTCGTCAAGCATTCCAGTCATATCGTCTATAATATTTAATGTTTCTATTGCAATTTTACCACCAACGAATAATTTTAATGCTACAGGATATTCGTTTTCTGTAAATTGAAATATTGCAGTGGGTTTCAACTTGTTTAATTCAATGTGTGTTATTAGTGATGCCAAATCATCAACGAAAATCTTAGTCATCGATTGTTTTCGTTTCTGCCATTGTAAATAATTGTCTTCTGCTTCTTGTCCAGCATAAATTGCTTGGTCATTACCATATGCAAAGTTGGATACAAAAAACTGTATGATATCTTTATCATCTGGTCGTTTGTTCGCTAACTTCTCAAATATGTATCTATCATTACGAGCATTAAATGCCTCACGAGTACCACGAACACTACCTCTGTTCTCAAAAACATTAAATCTGTCTGTGGTAAAGTGAAGTTTAATTGCTAGGTAATAACGATATGCCTTAAATCCATCCATTACACATCCAGTTGTGCTTGCTTTGGTAAGTAGTTTAAATCACGAAAATTCATTTCAATTTTATCTTTCAGAGACTTGTTAATCAACTTCGATACATCTTCTGGCTCTAGATAGTTTTCTTTACAATATTCAAGAACAGCATCCATATATGTCATTTTGCTATCACGAACCATCTGCTCTATGTGAAGAGAGAATTCGTTTGCAGTTTTAAACATTTCGTTCCTTGTTAATCCAGTACTGAGTTGCTTTAAGTTCATGATCTACCTTTTCATATTCTTTGAGTTTATTTTTATAGAGTTTCCAAACAGGTGTATCCGTTCTATCAGGATCCATCTGTCTTTCAAACTTCTCAAGGAACATAGAGAAGAATTTATCTAATTTCATCTTTTGGACTTGTAAGTCACTATACTTCTCGTTCAGCGTCATAATATATTATACCTTATTTGTCATTGCAAGACAAGTTAATCATGTTGCCACCATAGAATGCAACATCCATGATAAGTGCATCGTTTTCATCCTGTAATTTAGCAATCTTTTCTTTCATGCATTGCATTTCTTTATAGTGTTGATTGCGGAGAATTTCTATCTCTGCTTCTTTTTCAGAACACTTAACACAAAATTCAGCCATTGTTATCTCCTCATTGTTGCAATAGCAACTGCTTCTTCATCACTAAAAATTGGAACTGCATTACTTTTATGCATCGTGCCAATACCTTTAACCTTAGTACCTGTATAAACAGGGTTTGGTTTCTTAACACAAGGAGCACCTGTGAATGGAAGACTTGGAATCTTAGGTGTCTCACGACAAGCAGGTGTACCAAGTGAGTATACATCACTGAGTGATTGCTTTTTAGGAGTAATCGTCTTTGTGGCATACTTCTTTAGCATGGTTTCCCATGACGACTGCAACTCTCGTTGTTTTGCAGTCGGTTTCTTTTTCTTGGACTTTCCAAGTGATGTATGTAAAAATTGCATAATATAATTATACCTTAAATATCATTTAATGTCAACTGGTATTTGTCATACCATTTATGTCTATCACTACCGAAAGACATGCTGTGTTTATCATTCTTCCAACATGGTTTCCAAATCTTTGCTGGAAACAAAAATATACGAATATAATTATGATCTGTTGGTTTCAATTCATCATCGCAAACGAAAACCATCAAATCACAAGACTTTGATTTTAGATTGGACATATTCGCACTTGCAGTGGGATTACCATTTTTACTGGGAGTACGATTCAAAAATGACCATTTTATTTCTAATTTTTTATTTCCTTTGCGAGTATCAAACCCAACTGCATCTACTAGTTGATGACCAAGTAAATATGCACCAACATATTCTGCAAGTTTATCAATAGGAATACCCATGCATTTTTTAAGATAATCTCTGATTGGTTTATGTTCAACCATCGAGATTAGTGCTTTGGTTGCAACGACTGTTTTATTTGTGCGAAAGATTACTTCTTTCGTAGCGAGTTCATTTAATGTCATGATTACACCACGAAACCAGTAGTATCTTTCTTTGCTTTACCCTTTGCTTTCAATCCAACAATAACACCCTTTGGATCTAAGAAACGAAGATCAGTCTCGTCGCCATTGATAACTGGTCGCCCGAGATATGTTTCTGGCACTTTGTGAAATACAGCTGCAACATTCATACCATTTGACAATGCAATACGAACATCCATATCGTTGCCATCTGCTTTGGAGAAAGTCAGGTGATAGTTAGGGATATGTGCAACTTTGCGATTGTTGATTTTGGTATAGTCGTAAAATTGCACTTCTGGGAACATTTGGAAAATGTTCTTGCCATTTGCAACTTCATATTTCTCCCATGCGAGATCTGAAGTACCATTCAAACGAAAGACTGGAATGAGTCCTTGTTTTTCTGCTTTGGTTTTTGTTTTGATAATCTCAACAGTCAACTCATTGAGGAATGCTTGACGATTTTCGAAGAATGCTTTGGTCTTACGAATTCGTGCTTGCTGAATCACATTAGTGGATTCACCTTTTTTGAAGATGCCACCACGACCAGCAGTGTTCAAACATGCAAGTGTACATCCAGCTGTTCGCTTAGGACACACTTCTTTACCTGATAAATCAGCAGGTGCAAAGTGTAACACTGAAGATAAGTAACCCTTCTTCAGACCCTTTAACAACTTTGGATTGCCAACTGTAAGTAAACCCATTTTTAACTTCCTTTTCAACGATAATAGAGATATTATACGCTAATTCGGAATTAAAGACAACCCCCTAGAACACGTGTATCCTAGAGGATCGGTTTAGTAAGTAACTACTTACTTAGAGGATTTTGGGGTAGAAAACCCTTGATGAGACGATCCGTATGCTACACAAACCATATCTGATTGGGTTGCATAGGCACAGCGAACTGCAACAGGATCAATTCCTTTTACAATCGCTGATTCTACATTTCTCTCAACTGATTTCAACTCACTATACTGATAGAAAGTAATAGAGCAAATAAGTGTTACAATTGCAAGAGTAACACAACTAACAAAAACATTATCATTCATAATTATCCCCTTTAATTTACCAAGATCCATCATCTAAGACAGCCCTAATCCAAAATGGTCCAAAATAAACAGATGCCAGATATCCGTTTGGATCTGTATCAGTTGGTCCAGTTTTTTCTACTCGAAATTCCCAGTGGTAAGGATTCAAAACAAACCCTATCCAGATTCCAGAAAATTTTACATAATCAAGAAAGTTCTTTAACTTCATCGCATAGTCCTAATTTTTTGGCTTCAAGAGGACTGAGCCAAATATCTTGAGGTGGTAATAATACCTCTCTGATTTTTGATTCAGCAAGACCAGTAGACTTTTTATAATGAGTGATCATTTTTTTAGTCGTTAAGTCAAACTCTTTTACCGTTGCGAATAATTCGTGTTCTTTACCAAAAGCACCCCAAGTGTATTGATGGGAGAGTATAGAAGTATTCGGTGTGAGAATACGATGCCCTTTGTCACCAGCAAGAAAGATCATTAATCCTGCCGAAGCAATTTGTCCTAAACCAATTGTGCGAATAGGGATTGCTGAACCTCTCATAGTATCGATAACTGCAAATGCAGCGTTCAAGTCACCACCTGGAGAACAGATAATCAGATTGAGTAAATCTGGTCGTTCTTCAGTAAAGTTTGCTTCAAAGATCCATTCAACTAAAGTCTTTGCAGACTGTAATGATATTTCTTCCATAAGGAGATAAAACGAGTGTGCTGAATCGTCTCCGCTATCTTTAAGTTGAATGTTCAGTTTGTTCATCATATTAAATACCATCTCTCTGTTTATAAAAAATATGTCTGCCGATTACTGCAGTTCGTTCAAGTTTCCATCGTGGATTAACATAATCCGCATGATAAAATAATGCACCTTCTGTCATGTCGTGCATCTTTTCATAGTTAGCATACACCAGCAATGCAATATCTCTTGCTTGCATGTATACTGAATTGTTCTGTATTGTTTTGTGCTCACAGAACCAAGTGAACTGACAGGTTGATTTTACCTTTTGTTTCACTACAGAGCAAATATCTTTTGGAAATTGTGGATCTTGCACTCTGTTCAATGTTACCATTGCAACAGCGATCTTTCCGTCTCGTGGTTCAAATCCTGCTTCATAATAAATGTTTTCTGCCAAACAGTCAACTTGCGTTCTGGCTTCTGGTGTCAGTTGTGTATATGTTACACCGATAATCTTTTCTTTTGAAAAACCTGTGCATAGTAATAATGTTATGCTTATTAAAAATATTGCTGCTAAACTGTATAATCGTTTATGCATATTGATCTCCTTAAAACAGTTAAGGATTGCAGAGTGTGTGAACCCTACAATCCAATTCCCTATCAGGTGGACTTTTTGCTAATAGTCTTTGTATCTAGTGGGATGTTTGAAACAAAACCATTTAGGGTCTGAGCCTTTGCAATGATTTCCGCTTCTGATGGATAAGTTGGGAATCCTGGATGTTCAGGTAACTCTCCACCATTGATTTTAGCAATTTCTAGTTTGGCATGCCAACTATTGCTAATAACCTCACGCTTACCATAATAATCATCGTTTAACATGTCTTTTGCCATTTTTAGTAGTTCAAGACGGATTTCGAATGGTGTCATATTTGACATAAAATACTCCTTTGTGTTGTGTTTGTGTAATGATGGTTTTATTGGGTTCCATCAACCCACTGTATAATTATTTAGGAATTATTTCTTTGCTGGTTCAGCTTTTTTGTCATCCTTCTTCTCTACTTTTTTAGGAGTAGGTTTTTCACCTTTTGGTGGAGGAGGACAATTTCCTTTTTTATCTTTAGTTACGCAATTTGCTTCTACTTTCTTTTCTTCTTTCTTTGCTGGCTCTGCTGCAAAGATAGACGCTGTAAATGCTAACAATACTACTGCGATCAATGATTTCATAGAAATCTCCTTAAATTAAACTACCACTTCGTCATCCTTAAGCAATCCAGATCTATACAATAGGTATAGAGGGTCTTGCATCCAGCTTCGACTTATTCAAACACTGCGATGATAAATTCTTCTTTAATCATCGCTCTCTGCACATCACCAATTTTTACTGGAGATGCCTTTGACCAATCCAACAAAACAACATCATCGATTTTAACATCAGTCACATCTGGACCAATTGCGAGTACTGTGGCTTTGGCTGTCATGCCAGTACCACGAGTACCCTCAATAATAATGCCAGACTCAGTTGTGTCATCTTTTTTATTCTCAGCGACCAATACTTGCGTCTTTAATGGCAAAATGTTCATTAGAATGAATATTTCAAACCAGCAATGATAGTGCTACCATCTAAAGAACTAACTTTAGATTGTCCTGCTTGATAACGATAATCAGCAGTAAGAGCAACTTGTTTGCTTAGTGGATAAGAAACACCTGCACCAACTAATGCTGCATAGCCATCAGTTGTATTCTTTTGATCTAAGTAGGCAACTCCACCCTTAACTGCAATGGTTGCTGCACCAACTTTGGTAACATCATAAGAAGCAACTAAACTATACTTGTTCATATCAATTCCAGATTTGTATTGATCAAAGCCAGCTGTAATGCCTACTTTGTCATACTTCTGTCCAATTGTAATACCATAACCAGTACGATCTGTATTGGCAGTATCACGACTTGCATTAATACCTAGTTCAACTGCTTGTGCACCCATCGATGCCATTAATGCTGTTACTAAAATAACTTTTTTCATGTAATTCCCTTTTTAAAATAATGTGATAGGTTATTCTGTTACGAGGAAACCTATCGAAACCCTAAGCAGTGTTTAGGCTGCTAATGCGAACTGTGCGTCGTTTGCGTTTACGGTTTTTTACTTTTTACGACTCTCTGTGTCGTGCTGTCCACTTGTGTACTTGTTGCCCTGTCGAAACCTAGTCACCCCCATCAGAAGTACACCCATTAGAGCCCATAAAATGGTTTCTTTCATCTAACACATGCACTTCTGGTGGAGGTGGGGAGAATCGAACTCCCGTCCAGAACACTTTTCTCTTTGCTTCATACAGCAATAACCTACATTATACCTTGTATTTAGTTACAAGTCAAATGTTTTTTAAATTCTTATAGTCTAATCGCAGTTTTTTAAAACCACCAATCCAATTGTCTCGTTTCTCGATAAACCATCTTGGATCGTCACTATCAACTGCCATAATAATTACAAGTCTTCCAATAGGAATACCAGTTCGTTCTTCAAATGCTACTGCATATGCTGCAGTCTGCATAAAGTAGTTATGGATATCATCTCTATCTTTTGGTTTACTAGATGTCTTAAAATCTATAACCGAAAGTTTACCTTGGAACTCTGCGATACAGTCAACTGTTCCTGCGACTTGTAAATGGTCAGACCATAGTGGAGTCTCCAAGCAGTGGATGTTGTCGATTTGGTCGAGGAGTGGTCGGATTGAGTTGAACATCTCTGCATCAAACATATCTGGCTCAACATGCTCTCCAAGGAGAAAGTCTTCACAGTGTTGATGGATTCTTGTACCTCTGGAACTGGCTTTTGCGGAGACTCGGTTTGCTTCTGCTTCTCCGACTCTTTTTCGCCACTCCAGGATTCCCTTTGCTGAGTGCAATCCTGTAACTGTCGTAACGGAGGGATAGGATTTACCCGATGGGGTTTTATATAACCTTGTACCATCGGGTTTTGTGTCACGTTCAAGTTTGCCGAAATCATGATGTATAAATGTTTTCACTTTAGACTGAGAAACTGCTTCCACATCCACAGGTTGATTTTGCGTTTGGGTTTGATATAACAAATTGAGATCCTTTTAATTTATCACTAGTAAAATCTATAGTAGCGTTGTCAAAATACTGCATACTCATGGCATCAACTACAAGATTGTCAATAACGAAGTCATCTTCTTCTTTATCTGCTTCAAGTGTAAACCCATAATTAAAACCAGAGCAACCACCACCAGTGATGAATGCTCTTACATATTTCATCGATACATCATCCATTAGGATCTCATCGAGTTGTTTCTTTGCGGATTCTGTTACGGTAATCATACGCACGCACACTTTAGTTGATAGTCGTTTATTGCTGCTTTGATGGCATCTTCAGCAAGGATGCTACAATGGATTTTGACTGGGGGCAATGCGAGTTCTTGAGCAATGTCTGAATTTTTAATAACTGCTGCTTGCTCCAATGTCTTGCCTTTAACCCATTCGGTAACAAGAGAGGAACTTGCAATAGCAGATCCACATCCATATGTTTTGAATTTTGCATCGGTAATAATTCCATCTTCAACTTTAATCTGCAACTTCATCACGTCACCACACGCAGGTGCACCAACCATTCCAGTACCAACCGATGGATCGTTTTTATCCAAAGAACCCACATTACGTGGATTCTCATAGTGGTCGATAACTTTATCGGAATAAGCCATTACTTTTTAGCAATCATCGATTGAATTTTTTCTTGAATAATTTTTGCCCAGAAAGGTTGTGGAAAATTCCAACCAACAAATGCACCAAGTGCTATCCAAAATAGAGTGTCTAACATTTTATTTCTCCTAGTTATACAAGTAAGTGTATTGCTTCATTGTAGTGTTTGATACGATCTTCCAAGCCGATGTAACCACCATTAATCTTTTTAGTCATTAGTTTAATGTCACCAGCATCTGCCTGAACATTCAACTTGTTTTTATTCCAGAACCAAATTGCTGACATAAGAGCAAAGTCACGATCCGATGTAACCCAGTCTGGATTCTCAAATAGATTTTCCCAGTCGTCAAACATATCCTTGGCAAATGCTCTGTAGTTATCTTTTCCAGTCAGCTGAATTGGTCCACGACCACGATACTTATATCCATCACCACTTTCTGGTGTACCATTACCCATACGATTTGCATAAATCTTGTTGGCAATCAACTCTGGCTTGCGAGCATACGGAGTAGCTGATTCGATTGTAGGAAAATACTTCTTAAAGATACCATTCAATCCTTGTGCGGAATAGTTTAGGTTTTCTTCGAATACTGTCCAACCACCTGACTCATGACCACACTGTGCAAGGAATGCTGCAACACGATGTGGTGTATCAATCTCATATGTAGGAAATACGTTGTTCATTGACTCTGCCCAAGACGCTGGGTCTTGTGCTCTTGGAAATAAGTGTGCAAATTGTTCTGCTGTAATCATTTGTTCTCCATGTCTTCTATTTTTAGTTTGGCAAGGATATAATCTTTAACCAAAGACGATCGAACGATGTCATCAGGAGTGAATTCAATCTTAGTGAAAGCACCCATATGCATGGCAATATCAAAGAATTTTAGAATACCAGACATATCGTTCTTTTTCTTATTTAGGTCAGTCTGACGGTAATCTCCACACCAGATAATCTTTGACATATGACCAACACGAGTCATAACTGTGTCGATTTCTTCAAAGGTCAAGTTTTGCATCTCGTCCACGATAATGATTGCATTATCAAAAGACATACCACGAATAAATGAGGTAGAGATAAACTCAATGTGGTGCTGTTCTTCTAATCTATCCCATGCGTCTTTGCGACCGAATAGTGTCTCGCAGATTTGACGATATGGTTGTTGATAGATTTCCATTTTCTCATTTACATCTCCTGGAAGATGACCAATCTCACGAGATTGAACTGCAGAACGAACTACAATAATCTTATTGAATGGATTTGCTTTATCAAGGACTTCTTCGATTGCTTTATAAAGAGCAATGAATGTTTTACCTGTTCCAGCGACACCATGAAGTGCCACAAAATAATCACCACGCTTGTATGCGTCAAAGAATTTCTTCTGATTGTCTGTTAATGGTTGGAATGTCTTTAAGTTGTCTAATCGGATTCTTAATTGATTACTGGCAATTGGTTTCGTTTCACGCTCTTCATTATTATTGATGTCTATTACTTTTTTAGCAGCTGATGCACGAGCCATTGAAATTCCTTAAATTTGGGATGATGTTTTATCTAATTGACTTCCTGGAGTTAGAGAATGGATTCTTTGTAGCACCTCCTTAAAACCTGTATCTTTTTTAATGGTGATATGATCCCCAGCAAATGCAGGTGCACTTGTAATAATAGATTCCAAATGGGGATTGTCTAGTAGATATTGATCACGAGCAGCAATGCGCATGATCTCATCATGAATTTCGCCTGTTTCTCTATTTCTAAAACTATATGTTGGCATAATGTCTCCTCACAACTCTATTTAGTGGCGGAATTCTTTCTATTACAGTAAACATTGCCAGCAACGGAAATTCTGTATTCGTCAGAGGTAAAAAATGGATAAACACAGTGCATTAACTTGGAAGGGAACAACATCATGGTGTTTTCGTAACTTTCATCAACAGGAACATAGTGATTACTGATGCCACCAAGAATTCCAGTGTAAGAAAACTGGAAATGACCTGGAACATTGTTATTTGAGTTAATTCCTGGAGATGCAGCCAACTCATCTCTCATTTTAAATGGAACTTTCGTGTAGATAACGAAAGACATGAACCCATCATGATTATGAAGTGGGTTAAACTCATTTTTTGCTTGAAAATTCACCCAAAGTGAGTTCAAACTAAACTCTACTTCGTCTCTTGTGAGAAATGAGTCTTTAAGAAAGTTGAAAAACTCAACATACTCTTCAACTTGTGGTAAAATTAGTGTTTCTGCATGTTTCATTGATTTTGGCAGTGCAAATTCTCTTTTTAGGTTGCCACTGAGACGAGTATTCCATTGCTGTGGTTGATGCATGTCAAAGTCTGCTTGAATTTCATCAATTTCATCACGAATTGGTTGTAATTCTTTATCAGTAAAGATATGTTCAATAAATCCGTAATTATTAAATGTATTTAAACTCATTATGCGGGAACCATTCTAAATTTTATTTTATCGTTTTGTTTTTGATACACTGCTTTGTGATTTCTATCTTTCCACTCACAAACATACCACTCTGGGATTGGTCTATTTGTCCAAACAGCAAATGGTTGTTTGTCATTAATGTAATAATTGTGATATGCTTGTATAGAATCAGTCGGAACTTTATAATCTTCAGGCATACACTGTGGCATTGGAGTCATACCATCAAATTTTATGTTTGTTGGTAAAGTATCAAGAAAAGGAATTAATCTTTCAGCAACATGGTGTTTGCCATAGCGGAAAGTATATTCTTTCATGAGATCTCGCCACAAAGAGTACAACCACATATAGTTGCGAGAAGTTTCACGACACCAGATGCCTGATGGATGTTTCATATGTGACGCAAGATATAAATTATCTTCACGTTCATCATCTAATTTCCATCGCATTGCTTTGCGACCAGAAATAGACTTACCTTCATACTCATATCCGTCAAGAAGACGATGAGCAGTAGACAAAAGTTGTGCGTATTCTAGAATCATCTTAACGACATGTTTGTCAAGATGTTGTTTTGCGCATTCTTTAGTATCTTCGTGAAGATAAAATATATTCACTGAGTAAGCATCCTTATTAAACCAAATGTATCTATGGAAGTAAGCAAGATGTAGTTAGCAAGCATGCCAAATGATTTCCTAGTCCAACTAGCCCAAGCATACATAGCACAACCACTAATCCAGACAGGGTATAATAGAATAAGAGGAGGATTAGGGACTGTGACTGCCATTGTGATACTACAGCCAATACT